AAGAAATGAGGTGAGTTACGATGAAAATTAAAGTCACTTCGAATATTGGCGATTTTCAACGGTTACTTCGTCAAACGCCAGAAGCTATTGGTGACGGCGTCAAAACGGCTATGCACGATATTAAACGTGATTGGCAATCGGAAGCACTCGAAATCGCTCCGGTAGATACGGGAGAACTACGCAATAAGATAAAGACGCAAGTCGACGGGAGCGGAATCGAACAAGGCGTCACAATCGAATCTAACGCGTACAACAAAGGATTTAACTACGCGTATTACATTCACGAAGGTCATATGGCTGCGGACGGAAAATCGTTAAGGGCGCCAGGCACCGTCGAGGACTATCTCGACCAAAGCGCTAAAAAGCGAGTAGATACATGGGTTGAATGGATAGAGGACGATGTAAAAAGCGAATTAAGACGTAAGGGGTGGTGATAAATGGCATACGAATTAAAGGCGATATTTGAAGCGCAAGATAAAATATCGGCAAAGGTTCGAAGAATTACGCAAGAAATTAACAAATTAGATATGGCGATGAAACGCGCGACATCCGCAGCTCTAAACCTAAACAACGCAATGAACAGGAACGCAAGCAACCTAAATCGCGCAGGCAATTCATACCGAACGTATAATAATACGGTCAATAATACATCAAATACGATTAACCGAAATACAAACATCGTTAACCACAACACGAACGCGATTCACAATAATATCGTGCAGATTAACAACTATAATTCTGCGTCAAATAATATGCGCAATAGCGTAAGTAGACAGGCATCTTCTCTTAACAACCTACGAAATATGTTAGTTGGAGTTGCTGGCGCGTACTTAGGTGCGCAAGGTGCTGCGAAACTATTCGAAACTACAATCGGAGCAGCTGCGAAGCAAGAACAGTCGGAAGTTGCGATTAGAGCGATATTTAACGATGACAAAGCGTCCAGTGCGTACTTGAAAATGGTCGATAGTATGGCGATTGATAGTCCGTTATTAAATAGTGGCGACATGCTTGCGAATAGTAAGACCCTCGTTGCGATGACGAAGAACGTTGAGGACTTAGGTAAGGCGTGGTCAATCGTTGAACGTTTGCAAGTATTGGACCCAACGCAAGGTACGGAAGGTGCTGCGTTTGCGCTGAAAGAGATGTGGGGCGGAGACGCGTTGAGTATGAAAGAGCGGTTCGGCCTCGATAAAAACGCCTTAAACGATATTAAGACTATGAGCATAAGCGATCAAGTAGTCGAATTAGATAAGCTCTTGAGCGGTATGGGGATAACGCAAAATACCGTTAATGCTATGGGGCAAACAACTCTCGGATATTGGTCGCAGCTACAAGAGCGCGCCGAAAAGTTCGGACGACAAGTCGGAAACTTATCGAACTCTAAGCTCGGTAAAGTCCTCGGCGATATTATTACGAAATTAGACAACGCGGACTTAGACGGAATCGCTGCGAAGTTTGACGCAAAATTGGCGGATATTACGGAGAAAGCGATTAAGCTCGGAAAATTCCTATGGGAATGGCGCGAACCTATTATGTACGTAGTCGGAGCAATTTCGGCTGCAACGACGGCGCTTGTCGGAGTTGGAATTATCGCAGCATTAGCGAGCCCAGTATCGTTAATCGCCGGAGCAATAGCGGCAGCAGCGGTTGGTATGCGAGCTCTCTACGATAATAGCGCAAATTTTCGAGGGATGATTGACGGAATTGTTACGAAAGCCCAAGAGCTATGGGCTGCGTTTCAGTCGGGCGGAGTAGACGGCGTCCTTTCTGCGTTGTTGCCTCCGTCAATGATCGAAGATATAAATAACATGAAAACGCAAATCGGAGTTTTTGTCGATTATTTAACGGAGAAATGGACGGCGATACAGCCTACGCTTGATATGCTTAAGTTTGCGTTTCAAACGGCATCCGAAAACGTTGTATCCGTACTTTCGACGCTATGGGAGCTCGCAAGTCCGATTTTATCGTTATTAGGAAACGCTATTTCGATTGTCGGCGATGTCGTAATTATGGTGTTTAATAATATCGTAGCGCCAATGTTAGCGTTTATGGCGAAGGCGTTCTCCGTTCTTTGGAAAGTCGTGGGGCCAATCCTCGAACTATTAGGCGCTGCTTTCGAAGTTATCGGGACGATTATTATGTTCTTATGGGACACGATTTTAGCGCCATTCGTTGACTACTGGACTTCCGGGTTAGTGGAAGCGTTCAAGTTCGTAATGCCTTACCTCGATAAGGTTGGCGGAATGTTCGAAACGATTGGCAGTTGGATTAGCACGGCGGCGGACTACGTTAGCGGATTTGCGAACAACTTAAAGAAAATTAAAGTGCCCGATTGGGTGCAGAAGTTAGGCGGAAGTGCCGTAGAACTAGCGCAAAAGTTCATTCCAGGTAACTACCACGGACTTTCTAACGTGCCATATGACGGCTATACAACGCGCCTCCACAAAGGCGAGCGAGTATTAACGGCGCAAGAGAATAAGGAATATAACGAAGGTGGAAACGGCGGAGGCATTACGATTACTGGCAACAGCTTCACCGTACGCGAAGAAGCGGACATTGAGAAAATAGCGTATAAGTTAGCGAAATTAATCGAGAAGGAGGCGTTGCAAATTGGCTAAGAATCGCGTTGAGTATTGGTTCAAAGACGAGGATCTCGGCACTTATTTGCGACTGCCTGTTAATCCTCCCGAAATTAATTACGCAAATCCTTACGATATACAGACGGTCGCTATAACGAAGCTTGGCGAGGTTTCAATTCCAGGCGAGCGAGGACTAAAGCAAATTACGTTTAGTTCGTTCTTCCCTCGCGATTATAACGCGTCATATTGCGAGTATGAAGGATTCCCGTCACCAAGCGTTTGGTTCTCGCAGATTCAAACTTGGCGGTATGCTCGGAAGCCAATCCGCTTTATTGTGACAGGCACTAATATTAATTTACCGATGTATATTTCGGAGTTTGACGTTCAACCCGAAAGGGCAGGCGCGCCTGGTGATATGTATTATTCGTTGACGCTCGTTGAGCATCGTCCTTTTAAGGCCAGTAGTGTTCAATCGGCAACGACGACTTCGACCGTGGTAGCGACGTCAAACCGTCCTTCAAGCCCAAAAGTCAAAACGAAAACCTATAAGGTCGTGAAAGGCGATTCATTATGGAAAATCGCAAAGGCGCAATATGGCGACGGCTCTAAGTGGTCGACGATTTATAACGCTAATAAATCGGTAATCGGTGCAAATCCGGATAAGATTAAGCCCGGACAGAAGTTGGTGATTCCGTGATTAACGTTATCTTAAATAACAAACTGGATATAACGGACTATATCGCAAGTGCTTCATTAAGCGGGGACAGTACGAAATTTAATCGCCAGCTCAATTTGCAGATGAATATGACGCAAGATGGACGTACTAGAGGCGTTACAGTCGTTGAGGGTGACGTACTAGTATTCCGAAGCTATGACGTCGTACGATTCATCGGTTACGTCTTTTCAACAGAGCGGTCGTCTGACGGAATGGTTTCTATATCGGCGTATGACAGTAATATTTACTTAGCGAAATCGAATGATTCCCGGATATTTACGAATAAAAAGGCGTCCGACATAATTACGACTCTTGCGAAGGATTTCGGAGTGCCAGTCGGAACTATTGCGGACACAGGCTACGTCATTCCGTTTTTACGGCTATCAAACAAGACGATATTCGATATGATACTTACCGCTTTGACGATTACATTTCAGCAGACGGGCAAACGCTTTTTCGTAAGCAACGTGAAAGGTAAATTGACGTTAACTGCTGGAGCAAAGCCTTCGAAGTATTACGTATTCAAAGACGGCGAGAATTTAATAAGTGCGTCTTACTCGCGGTCGATTGAAGATACAAAGACGCAAGTTAAGGTCATCGGCGGTAAAAAGGGCAGCGAGACGGTCGTTGCCGTTAAAAATGACGGGCTTAAAAAGAAGTACGGCGTATTACAAGCGCTAGAAGTTATGGATGAATCAGCTACGGCTTCGCAAGTTAAACAGCGTGCGCAAACGCTATTAAAAGAACAATCGGTAGTAAGCGAGCAGTTTAGCGTAGAAGTGCTTGGAGTGCCCGAAGTAGACGTTGGAACAGCGGTATACGTTCAGAACGAAATGACAAGCGTGAAAGGCGCGTTCTATGTAACGTCCGTAGCACACGATTATAATGGCGGAGTTCATACGATGTCACTCGAATTATCGCGGACATACGAATTGCCCGACATCTCAATAGACGAGGAGGCGACGCAGAAATGACGTTAGAAGGAAGCGGTGCAGCACGGCTTTTAAAGATGTTCGGAAACAATGACGAACCTACCACGATAACGCTCGCTACTGTCGTAAGTCCGTCGCCTATCTCGGTGCGAGTTGACGGCGACTCAATCGATACACCAAGCGAAGGTATTATCGTTGCTGAACAATTAACGGAGCATAAGCGCCTCATTGCGTATAAAGGCGAGGATGGCGAAATGACGCTAAAGTCGGCATTAAAAAAAGATGACCGAGTTATCGTAGCAATCGCAAATAACGGACAACTAATTTATGTAATTGATAAGGCGGTGATTTAGTGGCACTGACGCCTATTAACATCATTATAGACGAAGAAATAACGGATGAGGTCACGATAACATCTTCCGTTGAGGTACAACCGTCTAGGACATTTGAACTCGATTTATTGAACGGACAAATCGGCGGATATATTGACGGGGAACAGGCGATTCAGCAGTTTATACGCAAGGCAGTATTTACAGCGCGCAACCGCTACTTAATTTATAGCGACGCTTATGGTAGCGAATTGAGCGATTTAGTCAGTAAAAACCTACCGTTCAGCGTACTTGAAATCGAGATTCCACGCTTAATTGAGGACGCCTTAGTTTACGATGATCGGATAGCAAGCGTGGGTAACTTCGTTCTTACGCAAGAGTCCGATAAGCTATTCGTTTCGTTCGTTGTAACGCTTGTAAACGGAGAAACAGTCGAAAGTGAGGTGACGATATAAGTGTTCGAAAATGAAACGTTTGAGACGATTATGGCGCGTATGTTAGCGCAATTTCCCGACACGATGGATAAACGAGAGGGTTCCGTCTTATGGGACTTATTGAGTCCGAAAGCATCGGAATTAGCGCAAGCTTATATTCAGATGGATAACGTAATTAATCTCGGATTTGCTTCGACAACCTACGGAGAATATTTAGAACGTCGAGCTGCCGAGCAAGGATTGACGCGAAAGCCAGCAATATCAGCAACAGGGTATGTAACGGTAACTGCTCCGGAAGGAACGGTCATTCCGCAAGGCACACGCTTTGCTACCAACGCAGAGACACCGATTTACTTCGTAACAACTGTCGAGGCAACTGTCGGAGTTAATGCAGTCCAAATCGAAGTACAAGCGGAAGTGGCGGGTATCTCCGGAAATGTGAACGCGGGCAATATTACAGTCGTTTTAGGCGACCTAGCCGGTATAGTGACCGTAACAAATGCGGAAGAATTTAGTGGTGGATTTGACGAAGAGACAGACGCCGAACTTTACGAACGATACTACGAGGAAGTTAGCCGGCCGACGACAAGCGGAAATAAATACGATTACATCAAATGGGCGAAGTCAGTTCCGGGAATATCGGATGCAAAAGTTTACCCGCTATGGGACGGTCCTGGCACGGTAAAAGTCATCGTAGCGGATTCGGAAAAGCGAGCGCCTTCTCAATCGATATTAAACGCAGTAATCACGTACATTGGCGAACAGCATCCAGTCGGTGCCGAGGTAACAGTCGAAAGTGTAACGGAGATAACGATTAATATTAACGTAAAATTAACGCTACGTGACGGTATTTCTTTAGAAACGGCACAGGCGTCTGTGTACGCAAATATCGAAGCGTATTTGAAGTCTATTGCGTTTGATAACGACACTGTCCGCTATACAAGTATAGGAAACGCAATCTTAGACGGAACTGGCGTAGTCGACTATGAAAACTTACAAGTAAACGGATTGACTGCGAATATTATCATGCAATCAACGGAAGTGCCGATTATAGGCGCATTAAACGTAACTATATAAGGAGGAATTAACGGATGGCAGCAATGAGCGATTATTTAGAAAATGCGTTAATCAACGCAGTATTACGAGGTACTACTTATACTTCGCCTTCTACGGTATATATCGGATTATTTACGTCAGACCCAACGGACGCTAAGACTGGAACGGAAGTAACTGGCGGTGCATATGCACGTCAAGCGATTACGTTCGGCGCTCCGACAAATGGCGTCAGTTACAGTTCGGCTGACGTACTATTTCCGGTAGCGACTGCGAGTTGGGGAACGGTCACGCATATTGGAATCTTTGACGCAGCGACAAGCGGAAATTTACTATTCCACGGTACATTAACGAATACAAAGACGATTGCAGCGGACGATCAGTTAAAAATTGTAGCGGGCAATGTGAACGTGACACTCGCGTAAAGGAGTGGGATAAATGGCGGAAATTATAATCGACGCGTTATCGCTCGAAGGTAGCGCGTCCGCAGGCGGAAGTATTGTCACAATTAAATCGACAAACAGCGGAATGGACGCTACTGCGAGCGCTGGCGGAAAGCTATTGCTAATCGTCAAAAGTGCAACGGCTGTCAGCAGTTCAGCAACAACAGCGTCAGTAGGGCGAGCGCTTCGCCTTATTCGCGGAGGACTTAGCGGTAAAGCAACTGTCTCCTCTAGTGGACATAAATATAAAACAGTTAAAGCGTCTATAAGCGCAGAAAGTATACTCGAAGCCTTTACGTTCGACCGAGATTTAAAGACGGAACTCGGCGACTATCTGCCGGCATTTTATCGAGATATTGCGGATGTCATGCTCATGGCTGACGTAGATGCGACGGAAGTCATCCGATTGCGCGCCTATCTCGATAACTTGCTCGATAATTTCTACGTGAACAGCTCCGACAACTTGCTCGAACGATGGGAGAGCGAAGTCGGTATCGAGACTATTCCGCAAAGGTCTGCGGATTCAAGACGTCATTACATTAATGCGAAATTGCGTGGGAAGGGCGTTGCTACGACAGATTTAATGAAGTCGATAGTGGACGCTTTTTATTATTCGGAAATTACAGACAAGCCACGCGAGCATACGGTTGCCGTTAAATTGCTCGGTAAGCGTGGGATTCCGAAGAATCTCGAAGATATTGACGTAGCAGTGACGGACGTAATTCCGGCTCATTTGGACCGTGAGTACGAATTTACTTATGCGACATGGGGCGAGATGAACGGCGTTGGATTGACGTGGCAAGAAGCGGAAGAGAAAACGATGAAGGAGCTCGAGGAGACATTTTACGTTGATCCGGGACATCCATATACGAATTAATAACGGGAGGAATCCGAATGAGTAGCGAAAAAACTCCGAATTTAGGATTGCATAAATGGGCTGCGCCCGACTACGTGCAGAGAACGGAATTTAATGATAATTTTGCAAAAATCGATGACCATGCGAAGCAAGTTACTGAACAGTTGTCAGAAACTATGAATTATTTATCAGAATTTGGGTTGAACCTCATAGCGAATGGTGTAGTTGGAGATGGAGTAGTTGATGACACAGTAAAAATACAAGAATGTATTAACTTTGTTAGCAATAATGGAGGTGGTATCGTTTATGCTCCTAAACCCCCTATTGATTATTTAATATCAAACTCAATAACCGTTCCTTCAAATGTTACATTTCAAGGAGCAGGAAAAGATATTTCTATCTTTAGAATGACACTACCCAATAAACATGGTTTCCTTGTAAGAGGGCAGCATCATGTTACCATTAAGGACATACAAATTAAAAACATTTCCAGAACGAATGCGTATGAGTATCACGGAATTCGAGTTGATGGTGGCTCTAAAAATGTTACTATTGAGAAATGTAAAATAGATAACTCCGATGATACTGGAATTTCTTTAGGGTTCGACCTTACGTTGCAAATCGGTGTTGAGGATTGTAAGGTGATTGATAACGAAATTTCAAATGTTATAGGCGGTTCGGGAATGGAATTATCACGCAGTAAAAACTGTGTGGTTAGTGGAAATATTATTAAAAATTGTCTCCAGCATGGTATACGTATCAACGGCTCAAAAAATATTATTTGTACAGAGAACACATGTGAAAGCAACTCTGAATCTGGAATTGATGTACAAGGGTATCATGATAATATTGGTGGAGTTATGACTTTATCTGGAAGACTTGAATCGCTTACTGTTTCAAATAATATTTGTAAAAACAATAAGCGTGGGATTTACATCCAAAGCGGTGTACGGAATGTAAGTTTATCTAGTAATATTTTAGAAAACAATAACAGAGGAATAGAATTTTCAGGCGGAGACACTTCTACCATAGAAAATGTAATCGTTAATGGAAATACAATGTTCGGTCATACAGAGATGGCACTCATTATATCCACGACAATCGACTGTAAAGTTATTAATAACACTTTGAAAAACGGTAACAGAGGTATTGATATAAGAGGTGCTTCGACTCGATTGACAATTGCAAATAATGATATTTTCGATTTTGGCTCTCCTGATATTTATGGATACGGGTTATCAATATCCAGTAGCAATAAAAAACACGACAAACTGATTATCAAAGATAATCGTTTTAAATCAGAAACGATGAATGTTGATTCAGGGATAGGCATTTCTATCGGAAGTAACACAACTACAGCAGACTCTACCATTAGTATAAGATTCAATGACATAACTCTAAGACGTACAACTAATACATTTATAAGTATTCAAGGTTTGGGAACTATTACAAGGAATTTTAACGGTGTAGAAACAAATGAGTTTACCATGATTGCTTAATTCTTATTTGTCCCATAATGTTCAGTAACTACGAAATATCCCGAATATAAGATTTTTAACAAGGCGCTCCCTCCCGAGCGTCTTTTTTAACGCAATCAAAACTTAAGGAGGCGCAATATGAACGATGAATTAATACGCGACATTTACCAACGTCTCGGCGGAATCGAAGCGAAGATTGACGATGTCAAATCGATTCGACTAGTCGCAGACAACGCGCAAGCAACCGCCAATCGAGCGGAGCAAAAGGCGGACACGAACGCCAAAGATATCGGAGATGTTCGCGAAGAAATGGCGGAAGCAAAAAAAGAAGCTAACGCCAATAAACGTTGGTTAATCGGCACGATCATCACAACGGCATTAGCATTAGCCGGGCTCGTAGCGAGCTTACTACAATAATACTACAACGGAGGTTTTACGTATATGAAAAAATTCGATTGGAAAACGAGATTCCGCAATAAATCGTTTCTATTACTGCTATTTGCTGCGGTACTAGCAATGGCAAGGGAAATCGCCAACATATTCGGTTACGACTTAACGTTGATTAGCGAACACGCTACAAACGTATTTAACGCAGTTTTAGCGTTTCTTGTCACTTTAGGCGTCGTAGTCGACCCACTAACTAACGGAATTACGGATAAAACGAAAGAAGGCGAATAGTATGGCGGACAAAGCGACAAAGTCTTATAAAATCGCAGTAGACGCAGGCCACGGCTATAATACGCCAGGCAAACGCAGTCCCGACGGAGAACGCGAATGGTCGTTCAATAACGTCGTAGTCTTAGCGATTGTCGAGCGCTTAAAAGAATACAGATGCTTCGACGTATTGCGAACGGACGACCCGACGGGCAAGACGGACGTCCCTTTAGCTGACCGTGTAACTAAAGCGATAAAATTCAACGCTGATATATTCGTATCGGCGCATCAAAACGCTAATGCGGGCGTATACGGAAGTCATGGCGGAACGGAGACGTATTACTACGGACCAAGCACGAATGGTAAGCTCTTGGCTAATTACGTTCAGCCACGTCTAATTAGCGCGCTAGGACTGCGTAATCGTGGCGTTAAAGCTTCGGATGACTTATATGTCCTACGAGGATTCAGAAGCGTTAAAACGGTCGCTATTTTAGCGGAAGGCGCGTTCATGGATTCGTATACGGACATCGTTTCGTTGCGAGATGATGCGAAGCTAAAAGCGCAAGGCTATGCGATTGCGGACGGAATCGCCGAATACCTGGGCGTAATACTGCCGAAGAAATCGGAAGTAAAAGGAGTTTCTTACACGAAAGTTGAACCGAAGGAGGACGACGAAATGAAATTAAACGAAACTGGACGACAAGCAGCTCGCGAAATGATTAAGCGCGCCGTAACTGACGGAACATTTACGTCAAAGCACGAAAACGTCGATAAGTACGACGATGGCGAGCTAGTATCGTATGCGCTTGCGTATGTGAATCGAAAATTGAAATAGAACGCTAAACGCGCATTAGCGCCAAAAGACCGCCGGGCATTGCGCCTAGCGGTCGTTTTTTTTAATTTATAGTCGATAACATCAACGATATACATATGCTCGCTGACCAAGAATATCGCCTTCGTTATCGTGTATTCACGCCCGTTAATCGTGCGGACATTGCCGGATACGTGCGCACGAATTTCATCCGTTTCAATTACCGCGATAGGCTTGCCCTTATATACGTATTGATGCTTCATTATAGCGCCATCCTTTGCAATTCGCTCCACGATCGTCCATACATGCGAGCGTGCCGTAACGTTAAGAACGAGTTGTCGAAGCGCTCGGATTCGGGCACAGGCGGTAGCATATGGACTAAGAACGCGTTAAGCGGCTCATTCGTATTAAGTATAGCAATTGCGTAGTGTTTTGGCGTGCGTAAAGCGTCCTCAACGGTAAATGTCGGCTCTAAGCGCTCCTTCGCAAGCTCGAACGTTTTCTTATGATCGTTGGCGAACAGGAACTGATTAACGCCACCAGCGATAAGATTATCCTGTAGATACGACGGCAATTTGCCCCAGTGATGGAACGCAAATATCGAGCCTAATCGTTCTTTGCGCCCTTCCGTCGCAATACGTCCCATTAACTTCGCCAAGCCTTCGCTTTCGACTTGCTCCGGTTCATTAAATATCATAAAGCATCCGTGCGCATCCTTATCGTCTTGCTCCATTAGCATACGCGTCATAAGCACTTTTAGCGTTATCCAATGCGCTAAAACTTTCGCAGCATTGCCGAGCTTACGTTTAGGTATGCGGATGATGACCGTCTTGCCCTCTTTCATCCACTGCTCGAAATCGACTTCGGCTTTCGGAGGTTGCGAGAATATATCGTATAACGTATCGTCGCCAAAGAACATATTTAAGCGGTTGATAATTGCGTCGCATTTATTGCCGAGTTCGTCGTTCGTTCCCCAGTTAATTAAATCGTTGGCCAGGCGGATATTACCGTCTTTCATAAGCTGCTCAATGCGGTCTGCACGGAAGTTTTCGTCCTCGATAATCCGTTTAATATTAAATAGCGAGCCGTTCGAAGCCTTCGACGCTTCCGTTAAATATTTCTGCGAGCGTGCTAATCCGTCTAATTGCATGAAATCGATCATTTCAAGCGCAAATCGTGAACCGCCTTTGCGACCTAGCTTTCCGATAACTTCCGTTAAATCCATCGGCACAACAAAGTCCTCGTTCGCTAAATCAATATCTATTATCCGGTCAGCCGGCAATAAGTCCCGGATACCGTCCGCCATGCCCCGATGCCCCGGCTCGCCAATCCAGTCGATAACAAACGTTGAGATACCGATTTCAGACGCCTTATAAACGAAGTTCTGTATCGCCGTATCTTTACCGCTACCTTGCTTTCCGATAAACGTATAGCCGCTATAAAAGTTATCCTTTTGATGCGCAGGCAATCCGACTGGAATCTTGCTGTCTTTCATTTCGGAATAGCCGATAAGTAGATTCTTCTCGCTTTGCAATACCGACGGCACTTCGGCTTCGACGCGAGATTTAACGTCCAATGCCTCCGCATATTTCCGTTGCAGTTCTTTATTCGGCATCATTAACGCCAGTTTCGACATTTCATCGGTACTTACGAGATTGACGTTTGGATCATTGCGCGTAATTGTCGTCAGTTTTAACGTATTTAACTCACCGATAACCCTTTCGCGTTTCTTTTTAGACGTAACTTTAACGCCATGCAACTCGTTCGTCTCCGTCAAATCTTGCATACTTAGCGCTAATGCTTCCGCCATTGTATCGCGAGTCAAGCAGTCCTCGGAGTGCGAAGCAATGCGTATATGAGAACGGAATACCGGAAGATTACCTTTTTCGTGATTAAGTCGCGTCGTGCCGACTTCGTCCGCTAAGCTATACGCCTTACTTACAATGTCATTGTTTTCGTATTTACGTTCGCTCTTAAAGAACGAATTGCTGAACGCTTGGAAAACGTCGGTTACTAAGCTATTTATTTCGTTGACGACGAACGCTACAAATACTTTTATATAGTTCGTAATTAGCCGACCATTTACCGTTGCTCGCTGCGGAACTTTACCGTTACGCAATTTCTCATACGCCCATTGCGCCGACTTTATCCATTTATTACGATTCTCTGCTTCGTTACATATCGATAAGCGAGCGATATCTCCGTCGTATTGCAACTCGTCAACGACGCTAAGAACGTTCGCTATCGGCGTTTTCACATCGCTACTATTCGAATTTAACGTAAAGATATCGTGCTTTAAATAGCGGAGCTCCTGGACGATTGTATTATCCGCCGGAATCTGCAAGTCGTCGATAGTTGCGTCCTTAAACGTCACACTCATTTTGTTCTCGATTTTCCGCTTCAATTTATCCGCTTGATAATTGGAAGTGGCTACGTAAAACTCAACGGACTTTTTGCCGTCCTTTTGACGGAATACAACGTCGAACCAAAAGAAGTCTTTCTCGCGAAAAGTAAAGCGGAAGCCATTGCGCTCTAGCCGACTGAATGGGCGCTCATACATTTCGTACATTTTATAAATCGCGCGCCATAACCGCTTATTGTTATTCGTCACATCTGCGTGAGGAATGATTCGGAATACTTTCATATCGTTGCGCTTAACTTCGAAAAACTTGCGACCGACTTTCGTATAGCCTTCCGGCAATTCGTCGGGCGTAAACATTAGCTCGCTCCTCCTACGATCATTGCGCCGGCGATTCCGACAGCCGAGAATATTCCGAGCGGTTTAAGAAGGCTACGCGCAACCATTGGTGTAAACATCATGTAGCCTCCGCAACCTATCGCAGCGTATCCGACTAAATCGGGCGTTACACTGACGAACCAATCCCACGCTAATAGGCCCCAATCGACTAATGACGCTTTTATATCGACCCAAACTTCACTCCAAAACTCCTGGTCGATTGCTCTCGCTTCGGATTCGATATATTGATCCGTCTTATTCAGTCCTCTTTCAATCCAATAAAACGGGTTTAACTTTTCGATAGGAATGTAAATATATTCTTTCTCCGTCATTTTAGTATCCCTCCATCATCCGATTGATTTTAAATAATCACGAATATCGATAGCATGGCGAGCCAGTAAGTAACCGCAACAAACGCCAATTAAGAGCTCAATCGCTTTCGAGCGGTGTCCTAACGCCCATGAAGCGCCAGCAAAGATAATGATAAGCACTACGGCTCCGTCAAATATCGCCATAACAGTTCCGTGAATATCTCCGAAAGTATCTGCAAATGCGATAGTTGGCGTTAATATCATCGGAACGGCGAAACTAAGCACTTTCGAAAAAGTCGTCGTTTCTTTTTTGCGTTTCATTTCCGATAGGACTTCCGGAAATACTTCCGTTTCTTTGCGTTGATTTCGCGTCACTCTTAACGTAGAATAACCGTCTTTTAACTCGTTAATAAAATCCATTTTATCGCTCCTCGTATAAACGTGATGTCGCATGGCTAAACTAACGGAAAACAACCGAAAGGATTGATAAACGTGGTATTTGTAATCGGATTAGGCATCGGAATTGTTGCCGGCGTTATCGTTAATACGTTTGTCGCTTAATTGTCGTTTTAATTGCTCTAAGCGTGATTCGGGTTGGGGAGTTGGAGTGGTATTTTTACGCACTTTCGACGGAATTTCGATTCCTTTCGCTTTCATATCGGCAAGAATTAATTGCTTGACGTAACCGCTAAAATTACGCCTTTTCACGAAATCTAAAATCGCCTGGTCGACCGAATTGTTCGTATTAAACGAGACTGATCGGGGAAACTTATTCTTAGACAAATAAACACCTCCGCATAATTAATAGTATTACCGCTATTACCGTTTTATGCGAAAAATTTGTCGGAATTTCTTCCGACGTAGACAGAAAAGCTAATAGCGCTTTGCTTGCTATATAGCTTAGCATATGCGTGATACATTCAAAATGTGACAAACGCCCGGAATAATTTAATTTTCCGAGCGTTCTTTTTGTTACTCCTTATTCGACTTAAGCACCGTTAGTTTCGGTTTAGAGATTTCTTCACCTTTTATATAATCAAATAACAATGAGCCTATATTTTCTTTTCTAGAAGGAGCTGCAGTACTTATTTGAGTAAAAACTTCTTCAAAAGTAGTTTCCGGATATCCATAAGGCTTTACCTTTTCGGTTTTTAGTTCTCTTCTTATATCTTTAAAGCTAACCATCTTACCGTTTTCGTAAATACTTTCGATTTCCCAAAATCTATTCTCTTCTTTTACATAAATCTTTAAACTGAAATCATTTTTATATTCTGCGTATTTTTCCAACATCTCACTATGAGTTAAGTTGTCAAAAATAATTGAACCGGAATTTAACGTTTTCTTAGTCACTACTCGATACTCATTCATTACTAGCCCCTCCTTATCTTTAATTAAAGTACCTATATTTTCTTAGCGCCGAAGCCTAATCGTGTCTTATTTTCGACTTTTTCTATCGGCTTTACCTCGCCACGTTCCGCCAGGACTTCGCTCAATAACCGCTTAACGCGTTCATCGACCTTTTCTTCTTCTCGGCGTTTCATCATTTCGCGTGCAGCGAGTTTAAAGAATATTGTGCGGGACATTCCGCTTTTTTCGATTTCTTCGATAATATCTGCGTCAAGCACCGGATCCAATCGGACCTCTGCTCGGATTATATCGTTCTCACTCATTGACCGTTGTCACCTCGTTGATTATTCCGAACTTATAGAATCCACGTACGTTAGCCGTTTCTGAATCGCTCACAAACTCGGCGATCGGGATTTCGCGCTCTAATTCCGATTTAATAAGTAAGTTCGCCGTTCCGCCAGTTACGTAAATCTTTTTCATACGACCCATCGCCTTAAACGTTGATTTAATCGCTGTCGCCACTTTACGTGTATAGCGTTTACGTTCCGTCATAATAATATTCGTGAAATCTAACGTTTGGCGACCATTTGGCGACCACGTATACGTTTCAGTACGATTACCATTGCGGACGATTTTCTCGATTTCATGCTCCGAAATATTGTGCTCGGTAATACGGTTCTTAATCGAAGAATATAGCGAATAAGCGCCCTCTTCTAATTGCGCCTGGTTGCGCGTATCTAAGTTCATACGGTCGAATGCGTTTAAGATTAGCGTACCGCCGCCAACGTCAGCAATTCCGACATAGCCGTCCTCAACGTCGTTATCTTCGATAATATTGTACTGATTGTCGACCATAACGTCGATGGCCGTACCTACCGGCTGTTGCTGCACATAAACGTCATGTACTTTTACAACGTAAGGCTTGCCGTCAATCGTTGCGCTATGAACGCCTTTTAATGCGTTTGTAATTTGCGTGATTGTTTCGTCGTTATCGTAATCTTCCGTTGGTACGCCAGTTACCACTACTACATCTAATAGAGGTTCGTTAAAATCGCGTGCTAATTCCGCTAATGCGAAATCCGCAAGGATTCGGAACTCATGTGAATTGTAGCGATTATTAAATCCGATAGTGTCCGTCACAAACTTTCCGCTTACGTCTAATCCTTCGCCCCATACATACGTGAAGTCAGCGTCGCGTTGTGTTACGTAGTCGTGCGTTAAACTTTCGGCTTTAGCGAATTTTAATACATCGCGATTCCCGTATTCTGCTGCGTCTACAAAGTAAGACGGTAGGACTTTCGTTGCTTTTTCTGACATTAATTTTACTTGTCGGTTTCCTAGATCAATTGCGAATAATTTCAAATTTATCGCTCCTTTTTGCGTTTATAACGTAATTTTACCACTAATTTTACGTAATGCAAGCATTATTTTCCAAAGTTACGTAATTATTACGGTAAATCCTACGTAATTATTACGGACATAAGAAAAAGCGAAGCCGTAATCGACCTCGCTTACTTGTGGATTATTTTGAAAATTTCACTTGCATTTTTTCCAAATTACGTGTAAATTGTGGATAACAAGTAAATGAACGGAAATGAAAAAGCCGGCTATCTAAGTAGCGCGCCAACGCTCTTAGACGGATAATCGTGACCAAACCTCACGACTAACACTAACCGACTTGTTCCTTACATAAATTATATGTTTATTATACCGATAATATTCATATTTGTAAAGGAAAAGTTGCGTCTTTTAAGCGTTATGTCGTAAGTATTTTATACGATGTAACGCTTTTTCGTTTTCCTCGATAAAATCGGAGGACTACGGATATGAAACTATTAAACTCGCAAGCTACGTTTGAAATGCTACAACCATTCGCTACAATCGAACAATTAAACGCTAATACCAAAGCAATTCGCGCACGACTTGGACGGGCGCTGGGCGCTAATGATCGTGCCGTATTAGACTTCATTCACCGCCATGCGCTACGTTTCTTTGGCGTATGCTACGCAACTAAGAATACAATCGCAGAGGCTTGCGGAATTAGCCGACGCACAGTGGTCCGTATCTGCAACCGCCTGGAAGCACTTGGCGTAATCGCTCAATACGAAATGAAGCGTGAGTTTGGCGATAAGCGCCAATCGTCAAATGCTATCGTATTTTTGACGCTGATTTCGGCGCGAGAAGCGTTTGTGGCGGATAGTGAAGTACCGTCGGATAATATGCAAGAAATGGGCGATGTCCCACCGGATGTCACACCATTATCTCCTACTAAAACTCCGGAAAAAGATATTAAAGATTATACAAATGACACAGAAAAAGAGGTGAAATTAAAACGCGGGCTAGTAACGAAATTACCAAAAGCGTTAAAAGACGCATTAGCTCCGTTCTTCAATTCGGACATGCTTTACGAATTAACTGGCGTTGTATTCAAAGCAAAAGCAGCCGTTGATCGCGATATCAAACTCGAAGATAACGAGCAAGAATACTATGATACGATTCTTAGCGTAATTAATGCGTACAAGCGTGGTAAAATCGTTAATCTGCCTGGCGTTATCTATTCGGCTATCCAAGCGACAACTCGCTCGATTTCTATTCGTCAACGCATGTCTGCAGCGTTCGGATTCTAAACGAAAAAAAGAGCCCGTTAGGACTCTTGGCGTTCGATATACGTAAGTATTGCGTCTAATCCGTATGTCTTATCGGCGGATAATCGGTTGATTGCGTCTATAAGCGCATCTAGCGTTTCAACTCGCAGTGCGCTTGCGTCACCTTTGCGGATTTCCGAGATAGTATTCGGGCGAACTCCGCTTAATTCCGCCAGTTCCTTTTGATTGACGCCGAGCTTTTTCATCGTTTCATCAAGCGTAAATATTAACGGCATTGCTACGTCCTCCTGTCGTATTCGTTATATCGATTATACCGCTTCATAAAAAATAACGCAATTCGTTAAAATAACGCTTTACGTTAATAACGTTTTGAGTTATTATAGTCTTAACAACGAAATTAATGGAGGCGGTACGGATGAAACTTAAACGCAAAATTGACGCATACTTTTTCGATATTGAAGATGACGAATACGTAGCAATAAGCGATCAACTATTCTATTACGGAGGTATAGCGGCAATGTTCGCTATGGTATTTGCAGTATGTATTGCGGTATATTAATTAAAAACGGAGGTGCTGCGGAATGGGTACGCAAATAGGCGAATATTGGACGCTAGATAATACGTTTGTTATGGAGATTATCGCGGTAAATAACGGGGTGGCATCGCTGTCGACCGTAGATTTGCGGAATGGCTCGAAAGGGACGGCCAATCGAATGATTACGGATTTCGACCGTTTAGAAGTGCTGCGGAAGGCATCTGACGAAGAAATTGCGAAATATAACGAAGCAAGACGGTAGGCTATCACAGCTTACCGTCTTTTTACGCTTATTCAATTTCATTCGGATACATTTCGATATTATCCGTCCAATACATCGGAATGATCGCGTATTCGTACACGTTCGTATACTCGTCCTTGCGCGACTTTTCCGCAGCATCCTCAATGCCGAACGCCTTAAAAGCGTCTCCTACGTCAGCGCCTTCGCTAAGCCATAACTTGAGTGCTGCAATTTCGCCGTCCTTAAAGATGACGCGAGCATCTTCGAATGTGTCCGAAGGCGCAAGCCAGTAATAATCCGCCGTATCCGTGCGATTGCCGACGAATTGAAATTGTCCGTCGATATACGGCTCAATGTCGCTATCTAGCGGAAACTTCGCCAGGACCTCGTCTTTTGATAGCGGTTTAATAGCTGGCGCCTTCGAGGCAGTCGTTTCAACGATTTCCGGCACCTCCGGCTCGTCCGCCACTTCCTCCGTTGACTGCTCCGCTTGATAGCCCGTTTTCTCCAATATAAATCCGCCGAGAGCGCTTACTGCTATTAATACCGCAAAGGCTCCGCCAATTACTTTCCACTTTTTCATCGTTATACACCGTCCTAATTTCCGTTTATTACCTATTGTAGCTTATTTACGTATGATTAACGCATATGGTTCGTAGGTATATAGTTGCATTTTAGAAAAAGTTTCTGAAAATCTGTCCGGTTTTTTATGTTTTAGTGTGTGTATTAGGTAAGAGGCGCAACAAACGGTTGGCGACGTTAAGTCCAAGTATTTGAATGGAGGTGGAAGAAGTTGAATATAGAGCAGATACAATCGTTCCTAGACGCTGGGTATTCTTCTAATAGAATCGCTAAATATTACGGTGTTGATCATACGAAAATAGACAGGATTATCCGCCGATACTCTTTAGAAAAATACGAAGCATTTGACGAAAACACAAAAAAGATAGCAGCTTGGGACTATGACGAGGATTTTAAATTATATAAAACTGAAGATGGTTGTATGAGTAAGGAAGAATGTATGGTAGATGCAATTGCAGAATTTATTAGGCAGCATGATATCGATGATATAACGATAGAGCTTCTTAAAGAGTACCGTCATATAGAAACATATTCCTACAAAGTATTCGGATCCCTGCCTAAGATGTACGAGTATTTCGGCATAGATAAAACTGCCGTTGAATATTCGATGAATAAGCGAGCGAGATCGCTAGCTGCACTGGGCCACGAGTTTCAGCGGTTAGTAAAAGAAATATACGATGAAATTCCGTTAAGTCGACACTCCACAAGAGGATATGGCGATTCGGTTCCGGATTTCATTTCGGGAAATACTTGGCTAGATGCAAAACTATCGAAATCAACCGTATTTAATCGAGGCTGCAACACGTTGGAAAAGTATCGTAAACATACGGACTATTTAGTAATAATATACGCCCTAGACGACACTACCGCAACCGACGACCGAGCAACCTTCGTTCACATCACGGAATACTACCCGTACATCAGCGTCGAACTCCAACGTAAAATCGACGCATTTATCCACAAAGCATCGGAAGTCAAGTTCGGAGGTGGCGCAGCTTGAAAGTAATCGATTATCGCACGTCTAAATTCGTAATGGCGCCGAGGTCGCTCGTCGAAGATAAGACGTTATCCCCACGGGATAAAACGGTCTATCTCACGCTATGCCTATACGCAAATAACGAATCGAAGCAGGCGTATCCTTCAGCGGAAACAATCGGGGAGTACGTTGGCTGTAGTCGTAATAGCGTATTTCGGGCGGTAGCCAAGCTCGAAAGGGCGAGCTATATCAAGCGCGAGAATCGGAAGAACGGGCTGGGGAGGCAGACGACGAACATATACTACTTGCTCGATAAATAGCGTAGGTGTATCTGAAATGGTGCACGGACCGAGTACCAAACTAGATACACGAACTATACTTAGTTATTTAACTAAACTACTATCTTTAAAACATAGCGCTCATTTGCTAACGCAAATAATCGCACCATTAAATAATAGCGGTAGTATAGCAATATAAGACCACGCGGTAAAAATAAATAATAACCGCAAAAGGAGGACGATGGTTTTGAAAAACCATATTAATAATACTAACGCAACGACTCGCTGCGAGCCAGGCGACCACGCGTTCAAGCACGAATATATCGACTCTACTCACGTATTCACATGCGAAGTTTGTACGCTAAGTATCTTGCCGACGACTATCGTAAACAATCAGCCTTTCAAACCGTCGGTCTAAACGTGGCTCACAGGCGTTTTAACTCGGAGGTAGACGTATTTATCATGCGTGAGTATATCACGCTAAATCAACGCAATTATAAAGGAGGAATTAAGCGGAATGAATATCGAAATCAGCGGAAAATATCGCCTCACATCCGATTCAATGCAAATCATCGTTCAGCGGAAGCATACGGTCGACCCAACGAAGTCGCCAGCGTTCAATCCCGAAAAGCACTCGGCAGAAATTCGTGAGGAATGGCGCGAATGGAAATACTGCGGAAAAGTTTCGCAAGCAATCGAATTGATTGCGCAACAGAACGTATTCGACTCGGACGCAACGACATTGGTGGAACTGCTCAACGAAATCAAGGCGTTTCGCCGTGAGATTAGCGACTTGCTTAGCGGATAGGGGAAATGTTAGGGCGGAGGCTAAGACGTCTAAATGGACGGGATTACGAAGGAAAAACGAAAGGGGAGCGGATTATGAACGCTAATCGCGTAAGCGCAGAACAATTGAACGCAATTAAGGAAAGAGCGGAGAAGGCGACGCCTGGACCATGGCACCGAATGTATAAAGTAGGAATCGAAATCCATGCCGAGAACGAATGGGCGCCCGTAATCGAAGAGGACGTAGGGGTCGTTCGGTATTCAGATGCTGACTTCATTATCAAAAGTCGCGAGGACATTCCGCAATTAGTGGCGGAGGTTGAACGGTTGTAGGCCGATTCTCAACAATATTTGGCGGACAATGTTCATCTACACGGCGATATTGTAGCGTTACGAGCCGACTATGTACGGCTAAAAGTTGCGTTGGAAAAGGTGCAAGGAGAATTAATTTGGACGCGAGGACGCACCGAGGAACATGATGGAGATATTACTGGAATGTGCGTAAAGATACGAAGAGTACTAGACGGAGGTTATTACGATGAATAAACCAACAACTCCGACGGAGCACCTAATCGTCGAACTAGCTTCGAAAATGGCACGCTATGAAATCGCATTGCAGTCGTGTCTAATCGTAGCAAGAAACGGAGCAATCGACGACGATCAATGTGCGAAGGTACATTTGCGGTATATCGAAAAGGAAGCGGAGAAGGCGCTTAGTATCGAGGAGGTAGCGGGATGAACTCGAAAACGTATCGCGTCTATTATTTCTTTTCGTGGGATGAACGCATTTATGGCGGAACAAGGCGCCGATGGTCGTGGCATTATACGCACACTAAAGCGAAAAGCAAGAGCGATGCGAAACGTAGAATCAAACATGGAAATCGCATCGTAATATTTGCGAAGGAGGTAGCGGAAGGATGAACGGAGTAATTAAGAATATTAGGAAAGCGTATCAAAACGGGTGGGACTTTAACGTGTCGTATAGCGACGTTAGAGAACTCGAATTTCTAGAGTATCAAAACGATAGCTTAGCGAAAGAAAACGAACGACTACGCAAGGCACTCGAATTTTATGCAGATGGTCAACATTACGAACCGTATTGTATCGGAGAAATGGGCGCAAGTGACGTCACAGAGGACGCAGGCTATATCGCAAGGGAGGCGTTAAATAATGGCGAAGCATTACACGGAAATTCCCGTCGATAAATGGAACGTCGGACATTTCCACGCATATTTAGCCGACGAACATCAACGCAGATATAACGTAAGCTATGCGCCCTTCCGTGGTTGGACCGCTGAAAAAGGGATGATAGCGCGCTATATCGGAACGACGAAAAAGCCAGGCTTGTATTCGAAGGAAATCGTTAAGGACTTTATCGACCGCTGCTACGATGACTGGCGCCCCGGGAAATACACCGGGGTATCGTTCGGTTTTATGTCTACGTATATGACGCGACATTTGCAAGATGCGGAGAAGGCGGCGAACTTGCGGAGACTAGAGGCGGAAGCTAGCGAGGAAATGGAGGATTTGAGCGGATGGCTGTAACTAACAGCGGAATCACGATAACGATTAAGCTGGAAACGTTAGAGGACGTAGCGAACGCATTTTTGCAGAAGGAATACGGACTAACGCTTGATATTCCAATAATACGAAACAATCGGTATCGACGAACGATGGGCGCTTTTGTACGTGAATACGACGAGACTACGAACGGTTACATCCCGTCGAAAATCGAGATTGCCGGGTGGGTACTAGAACGGTGTCACGTAGACGCAGTTATCGATACGTTAAAGCATGAATGCGTACATTATGCCCTATACACGCTAGGAATACCGCATAGCGACGGGCAAGCGGAGTTCGAGGCTGAATTAAAACGGCTGGGAATTACCAGCAATTACGACTAGGAGGTAACGGATTAATGACGCAATGTATCTTAAATGATCGCAATAAAAACGGTTGCGACGCTTGCCCTCCGACATGCGCACACCGAATCGCCTTACAAGGCATGAACGGAAAAGGCGGACGCATAGCACTCGCAGGCGCACCGGTAAGCTATCGTGGACTCACATTAGCCAATTCGCCAGCACGCGAAAGCCAGGCGAAGGTTTACGAATTATTAGCGCAATATGTAGCGACATTCTCACGCGTATTTGACGCAGAAGGTGAAAGCGCTAAGCAACGGATTAAATCGCTCTATCTATTCTCGGCGAATCCTGGCACGGGCAAGACGACGACTGCTTGCGTGGCACTTAACGAATATATCATCGCGAGCTATCTCGGAGCGCTAAAGAACGGCAAGCAACCGTCGCAGCAGCCGGCACTATTCCTCGATATTAACGAAATGCAGACGAAGTACAATCTCGCGACAATGACGAATGATGAAACGGGGCTGAACGAAGTTAAGGCGCTAATCAAGCGAGCAAGTAGCGTCGAGTTCCTTGTTTGCGACGATTTGGCGATAAGATCAGCTAGTGAAAGTTTTAGGTCGATGGTACACGCGATAATAAACGCGCGAACTACTGCGGACTTGCCGACGGTTTATACATCGAATGTTCCTATCAGCGAGTTGGCTACGGTATTTGATGCGAGATTGGCGGATAGGGTACGGGATCATTGTGCGGTTATTCCGTTTGGTGGCGGAAGTAAGCGTGGAGGACGAAAAAAGGCGGAATCTGAATGACACACATACTGTTCGCTATTTCGGTTGTAGGGTTTATTGGTAGCGTAGTTTTACTTACCTATGTTTTAGTTGGGACGTTATTTGGTGACGTAGATTTATAGCGAAATAAAATCCGAAAGGGGATACGCTTGGCAACGGAATCATTATCGATGTTGACGTGGGCGCTTGAGCACCCGTATTTATACGCAATCATTCAGATTAAACCGCCGATTATCGCTATCGTCGTTTATGTACTCATAAAATTGGCGCTATGTATGACGGCGAAGCAGAGGAGGTAACGAATGAAAAACGTATTAATGTTCATGCTCGGAATGGCTACGACAGTTGTAGCGATAAGACTCGTAACTAAAGACGGTGACAATTACGATGATTTCTACGATTTATTCGAGGAGGATGCCGATATGTTCTTTAATCAACCGAGGAAACCGATTGAAACGGCTGCACAAAAGTCGGTTCGCGAGCGTAAAGAGGCGATAAAGGCGCTATTAGCCGAGCAAGACTACGAATTAACTTCGTTAAGTCACGCAATTAAGACGCAAAACGCAACGGAGATTCAACGCAGTAAAGCGAGATTATCCGAAATACAGCACGAATTGGAGACGATGAAGTGATAACGGGACATGCGGTAACAGACGTAGTAATTGCTCTATTATCAGCGTTTGGATTTACGTTGATGGTAGCGGAGGAATACATGAAACGAAAAGAAAAACGGAGGTGGCGGAAGAGATGATAAGTAACGCAGAGTTGGTGTGGATTATTAATAGCGTTGAGGAAACATCGTTCGATAAAGCGTACGTAAAAGGCGACCAGTGGAAAGGGTACGAAGTTAAAAACGAAGGAAACGGACTCTTAATTGCGGAGATGTCAGTAGATACAGACGCGCTGTTCCTAGTAAATGCTCGTGAAGATATCCCTCGGCTTGTATCGGAGATTCAACGACTTCAAAGTGCAATTGAGTACGCTATTAGTATTACGAACGATGACGATACGTGGGACTACTTGCAGAACGTATTAAAAGGGACGGAGCAAAACGCACATATTTTCAATATCGGAGGGAGACGCGAATGAGTAACTACGGAACAATGCTGTTATCGAAAGTGCTCGATAATAACGACGTCCAGGCGCTCGCTCGCCATAATATCGGCGCTGATCATTTTAAATCGAAAGCTGACCGGAAGGCATTCGAATTTATTCACAGCTATTCCGAACAGAATCGTGGCCAGGCGCCAAGCTATGCGACAGTGACGGAAAATGTGCCGGATTTCTTCTATGTTCCGCAAGTATCGGACAGCTACGAATATCTGACGCGTCGTTTGTTAAATGACGCTGGGAGAGCGGAGTTTATCGAGTTTGTGCAGTCACCAAACGGCTTGCAGGCGCTATTTAGCGAACACCAAAATAATATTCCGGAATTAATTGACAAGCTAACGGAGAAGTTCGATAATATTAAATATAGAACAGACGTTCGTGAAAAAGTGGGAACGGACTTGCGAATGGATGGGGATAAATTCCTAGAGGAGTACCAACTCAGGAAAGAAGGCAAGTCGTTTAAACTATGGAAGTCGAAGTTCCCGAAAATAAACGAGGTTGTTGGCGGATACTATAGCGGAAACATGTATACATGGTACGCTCGTTCTGGACGCGGTAAATCCGTAGTAACGATGGAAGAAGCAATTGAGGCCGCAATGCAAGGCGCAACTGTTCTTGTTTGGGCGATGGAAATGTCGCGATTCGAATGGATGGCACGCGCATATTCGGCCATCAGTGGACGCAAAGGTTGGGTGTTAGCGCAAATAGACGGTTTAGACTACGAGGTAGGTTTCGAGAATAGGGCGCTATTGACCGGCCAACTAACCGAGGAATTTGAAGCGGGATTTAAAACGTTTATTGAGATGTTAGAAGGCGATGACGTCATGCCAGGGCGCGTGATACTCCGGGCTGCTGACGATTACGATTTTAGAACTCGCAGCGTAAAAGAGTTGGAGGCTGATATATTAGCGACAAAAGCGGATGTAGTACTCGTTGATCCGATTTATCTTATGGATTTTGAAGCGAATACAAGCCGTACTACCGGCGGTGATGTTGCAGAGACTTCGAAGAAATTACGCCGTATGAGCGGCTACTTGGATGTTGTAATGCACGTAATAACGCAATCCGAAGAAGTAAAAGACGATACAGATGACGAAGGTAATCGAGAACTAAGACCTCCAAAACGTGCTGAAATAAAGAAAACGAAGCAAGTTCTCGAGGATGCTACAAATACTTTCGGAATCGATTCGGTAGATGGTCGCGCTCTAATTGAAATCGGGAAAGGTCGTAATGGGGGAGAAGGAACGCAAGTAGAACTCTTATATTTACCGAATTACGGTTTAGTAAAACAAATGGAAACTGGGCCAGCGAGCGTTGAACAATTCGACTTTTAGGAGGTTTTGATATTGAAAGAAATCACATTATCAAACGGAATGAAGGTTAAAATTAGTGACTGCGATTATGAAGAATTAGCTCAATATAAATGGCACCACGCTACAGCTGGCTACGCCTTTCGAAATCTGTCCAGTAGCCACACGCAAGAATATATGCACAGGTTTATTCTTGGATTGAAAAAGGGAGACAGTAAAATAGTTGACCACATTAACGGTGACGGCCTGGATAACAGGAGAGAGAATTTAAGGGTCTGCACTAAATCACAGAATCAACAAAACCAAAAACCTCGACACACTAGGAGAAGTAAATACAAAGGCGTCGGTTATTATGTTCGAGATAGGAAATGGCGTGCCCGAATTGTTGTTGAGGGAAAGGACATAGAGTTAGGAAAGTTTTCTTGCGAAACCTGCGCAGCAATAACATACGACGAAGCAGCAGAAAAGTATCATGGGGAGTTTGCTTGGTTAAACCGAGAACACTTTCCTATAAATGATTACTCGCACGAAATTTCCGAACCTCCGATTTAATGTGATTTTTATCACAGTGATTTGTCGTCAATTCTGCTAATATCGAGTAAGGTGTATCTACCGTAAACACTATGAGAACAGTGTTTTTCGTTTGCAATTTTTCAATAGCATACATTTAGTATGGTAAATGAAAATAGACTTATTTACACAATGTTGGAATGTGTGGTTATATTAAGCTAACGATAAATCGAAAGGGAGGCGGTCAAATGCCGACATTAAAAATTAACGGTCACGACGTAGATATTGACGTTCGAGGCGAGTTGGAAAAATACGATTGGATACGTCCAAAATGGTCGCATGATAAGTTGATTGCAGCATCTCCATTTCGATATGATCGTTCTCCTTCGTTCTTCGTCCGTTTGGAATCTTACGGAGACTATCCAGTAGGCACATGGGCGGATAGTGGCGCCTACGATGACGAGTATAAATCGGGAAATTTTGTTAAATTGCTATCATTCCTGCGAAATGAAACATACGAGGAAACTACCGATTACCTACTGTCTGAATATGTCGAATTGTCGGAAAGGTATACCGAAAGACTTAATTTGCCGTATCTGACCTTTACCGCACGCAAAAGAGTGCTAAAGCGTGGTATTATTGACGTATCCCAATCACCATATTTGACGAAACGTGGCATATCGGAGGATGTACAACTTGAAGCGCAAGTAGGAAAATCGCGCTATAATGGATTCGTAGCAATCCCGTGGTATGACGCAAACGGCGAACTTGCCAACGTAAAGTACCGTGCTACTCGCGGAAAAGCGTTCTTTTACGAAAAAGGTGGACGACCCATTCGCGAATTAGTCTACGGCGCTGATTTATACACGCGTCATACGGACGAGTTAATCGTCTGTGAAGCGGAAATCGATGCGCTAAGTTGGCGAACGGCTGGAATGGCAGCAGTAGCGGTAGGCGGTGTAGCATTTACGCATTGGCACGCTGATATATTGCGAAGGCTTCCGTTTAGTAGATTGATAGTTGCGGGCGATAACGATAAAGCTGGCGCTAAGTTTAACGAGCAAGTCGCAAATGCGCTCAAACGTGATAAACGGGTGTATGCGTTGGATTGGCGAGAAATTGCCGAGAAGGATGCGAACGAGGTTCTATGTGAACGTGGAGTTATTGCGCTACGGGCTACGCTAGCGGACGTCATCGACGTAAGCAACAATCTGCTCGATTGGAACGTCTAAGTATGCGCAAAGTAGGTCGATCGTCTGTAATGTAACGTAGCCTGTGTCGTTTTTAAGATGCGTGGCAGTTACCGGATGAATACCGATTTCACGACGCAACTGACGGTAAGAAATGCCTCGCTCGCGCAATATAATACGCAAGGGCTCGTATGTAATCATAAAGCCTTACCTCCGCTATTAATTATAACGGTTGGTAGACGCTTACGGTACGGGTGGTTCGAAATCTGAACCGTTTAATTGTCCGGAATGTGACGAACTACTTCCTGGATAGGAGCGTTCAAGTACGTGCAGATGCGATCGAGGACTTCGAGGCTGACGGGGCCCGAATCGTTGTTTAGCCTAACGGCTGCTACCGAATGTATATCGAGTTCGCGGCGAAGCTCGCGGAACGAAATCTTACGTTGTGACAATAATGTGCGCAAAGGTTCATAAGTGAACATTTTGTTGGACAACTCCTTCTTTATTTGGTTTACATTATAAACCACTATGTAGTATAATTGTGACATATCTACCAATAAATTGTAATACGAAAATAAAAGAAAAAAAGTTTCAAAGTTTTTTCTAAATCTTGTCCGTTTTTCAAAATTTTAGTGTGTGTATTAAGTATAGGAGGCGATAATATTTGAAAGTAAATGTGTACAAGCAAAGATGGTTGCTTGATTTTATCAACGAACAGGTAAGTAATTCTCATATTACAAATCAGTACAAGCTAGAGGAACGTATCCATAAGCGGTTAGAGAGGTATCTAGAATCAGTCAATGGATCGCACGACCATCGAGGAAAACTTAGAAAAATTGTATTGGAAGAAATAATCGAAGTTTCACGATCGTACCGGAAAGAACGGACAGACACCTTTAGCAGTTTATCAGTTGAAAGCAAGGACTTTGGCGAGTCCTTAGAGTTCGAGCCTCGAGATGATTTGGCGGTCATCGATGACAGATTACTCGTAAACGAAATAATCGCCCGTTTGGCGACGGGCGATCAAGAAAAAGTGGTTTTGACAGAATGGTCGAAAGGTATCAAAGATAGTGCGATTGCCTCGACGTTGGCGCGTCTTTTTGGTGGCAAAGAAGATACACACGCTCGTAACATTCGACGATTCCGCAAAAAATTTCGAGCACAATTAAGTGCCTAATTAAGTTGTGTGGTTAATTTAGCCGCTAACCGAGCGGGACATATTACGTCTATTTAGTTACTATGCTAGTAATAGGCGTAATATGTATTAAATAATCAAAAATCTGAAAATAAAAAGTATATTATCGGGCGGTCTAAATATGTAAATCGTATATATGTTTTCTTTAAATATCTTAAGGTGTATAGACAACCGCCTTCATTTGTTAGTATACCACGACTGTTACCGTTTTAAACACGAAATGCTTAAAAATTCGAAAGGAACGACTGAAAATGAACCATTTTTACGATTTATTCGACAACGATTCATATTCATGCGACGAAAGTACCGACTATCTGTCAGCAGAAGGGCGCACGCATTACGATTACAACGGATGCTTACCGTCCGACGATGATGCTGCCGATCATTATCGCAGTATTCAACGTGCTTCTAACGTAATTTTATAATATATTATACGCAGTTTCAACGTAAAAGTTTCGTTTTTATTTAATATTTATTGAATTATTTTTCGGAAAAGGAGCGGAAAGTATGAAAAGAGAGCCGTTTAATAGGTCGGTAAATGTATCGTCACACGCAATTGATCGGGCAGTTGAACGCTTGGGGCAAACGAAGCACTTCGCTGAACAGCATATTCGGCAGCTTCTCGCAGCATCTAACTATCACGGAGAAACACCGGCGCCGAACGGTAAGCGAGATATTTATATACACCGTAAAACTGGCACGACTATCGTAATAGACCCGTCTAATAATATCGTAGTAACTGTTTATAAAGCGGAAGAACAGTCCAAATCAGCCGCATCAATCACGGTAGACCGTATCGCCAACGCAGTCAAACGCGAGTTCAAGCGTATGCAAACGGAAGTCACTCGCGAAGTGCGCAAGCTATCCGAGCAAGTCGCAATTATGCACGCAGAAGCAGCGCAATTGAACGTTAACAAAATCCGCTGCCGTGCGCCACATACGCAATTACTGATTCAAGCGCGCATTGACGACATTCTGACGCGAGCAGACGAATTGGCGAAGGTTATCGACGTAAAATTGACGGAGATTGAGCGTGCTAAATCCGAGGTGCAGGCGGTGGCTGGCGAATGAGTAGCGACTTAATAGACGCAGTAGCATCGTTATTTCACGCAATCTTTTCTAATAAACGGAACTCGAGCGACCAATAAGTGTCGCCCTTCCGAAAGTATCTCGGAGGTTGTTGAGAACCTCGCACTTGCGGGGCATCACGTAAAGGGAGCCGGCACTTCCTCCGGTATGCTTTCGGACGGTGACTTTCACTATCCGGCAAATAACAAGCGCAATATAGCGCAAAAGGAGACGGTTGAATGAGTCAGTTTACATCGGGAATGGACGCTTTAAACGCGTTAAATGCAACGAATGATGGAGGCGGAAGTGGGCGCGAGTTCACATCGATTAAAAGTGGAAGCAAGTTCCTCGTAAAAGTAGTCGATAAAGCAGCGGTCCAAATGGCGTACAGCTTCGGCATCTTCAAGCAAATCAACTCATTTGTCGCGAAGAATCCGTCAACGCGTTCGGCGACGGGCTGGCCAACGGATAACTTAACGCCGTGGGATAAAGCGTTCTTGTATCACAAAAACAAGTCGAATGATTTCAATGACGAGCACGGACAAGAGGCGTCTAAATATCGCGCTAAACAGCGGTTCGCAATGGCTTTCTTCGATATCGATCAAGGCGACTATATCATCGTAGACTTATCGAAAAAGCAAGCGCAGGCAATCGCGGCGACAATTACGAAGTACGAGAAGAAGCTCGGCAAGTTAGCGTTCGAGCTTGCGAAGGAAGGTACGGGAACGGCTACGACGGTATCGCTATCGCCTGTGTTAGATATGGACGATGACTTGACGGATAAACAGCGCGAGAACTTCGCCAAAGCTCCGGAAGTGTTCGACCATACCGTATTTAACGGAATTTGGTACGAACAAGATGAAGCTCAAATGGTCGCTTTATTGCGCCAAGCCGGATTCGATGTAACGCTTATCGGATACTCCGCTAGCCAGGACGCTTTTGAAACTGGCGAAACACTTCCGGACGAGGGCGAATCTGACCCATTGCCGTTCTAGTCCGTAGGAGGTGACGCAACTATGACGCAATCACAACTATCAACATCTGTCGTCGGTAGACATTCCGAATTGCTAGCGATGGCAGCACTATTAGCTGACGGATGGTCGGTTTCCGAGCCGACCGTGCCTGAAGCGCACGACTTAAAAGCGGAGAAGGACGGCATTACGGTTAAAATCCAGGTCAAGACGATTAAATTGCGCGTTAAGGACGGCGTCCCATATTACGTCATACGCGGTCTTAAAAATAGCGGGCAAGTTTACGACAAGTACGACTGTGATGCGTTCGTTGGCGTCTATGACGGTCAAGTGTATTACGTGGAAAATTCGGAGCTTAGCGAATACTGGACGAAGGCAGACGAACCGAAATGGCGGATGTTGCCGATTAAAATACAAAATGCGGAGGCGGTTTAATAATGAAGATTACAATTAGCGGAAATGTTATCGAAGGTACACCGGAAGAGTTAGCGGAGTATTTCGCAATGACCGAGGATTTGGCGAAAGCGGATATGTGCGAGGACGTTTGTTGCGAAGATATTGAACCGGAAGATAATCCGAAATTAAAAGCGGGCGATTTCGTAGTGTTTAGCGATTTTGATCGCTATGCCGACATCACTATCGGAACTCCTTACGAAATTTACTTTGATGGTGAAGATTTAGCGTTTAAAGATGATGTAGGCGACGAGCGCGTATATCCACTAACTAACGATGATTGTAAATATGAAATCCTATCCGCAGACGAAGCGAAATGGGCGAAGTTAGGGCGCAAGGTTGGACAACTAAAACAGGGCGATATCGTATTTGTAACGCATTCAGACGGCGGTATTTTATATGGTAAAGCTACTGAAAACGGCACAAACGGTTCAATTATGGTTGACTTCGGTAAGACGTTAAGAATTTGCACGGAGAAAATTTCTGATTTAACGTTAGTCGCGCCAGTCGAATCAGTATTAACGCATAACTAACGCTACGCGCGAAAGCAGAAAGGGGCGGTTGCAAATGCAACTTAACGTAAAACTCAATACGCCAACGCAGTCGGACGATAGCGACAAAGCAGCCGCTTTAAAGTCCGCTACAGAGCGTAAGAAAGATGCAACAGAATCGATTGAGGACGCTTGGAAGCGGATATTGGCAATGAAACTAACGGATGCTCAACGATTAACTTTACTTGAAGCGAAAAGGGCGATGGATAACGGAAAGGTAGGACGCCTCAAAACGGGCAAGTTTTCGAAGGAAGAGGCGCTTGAAATCGGTCGCCGAGTTGTCGCTGAAAAGAACGAGCGTGAGCGTAAACGCCGTATGGAAGAAACGGTCAAAACTAAACCGGATAACTACTTCGTTATTACGAAAGATAGCGATTTGCCACATCTAGTTGAACGCTTAAAGCTCGAAGTAGAAGCGCAAAAATCTGACGCATGGTTCCGTAAGGTATTCGACTTATTCAATAATACGCACATTCGCGAAAGACTATTGAAAGAAGGCGTAGAAATTCCGTTAGTAACGTCATTTACCGAATGGGATACGGAAACAAGCGGAACGGATACGTATATCGATTTAAGCGGAGGCTATTCGTTTTGGTTGCCGATGTTAAACGAAGGTTATTACGTAGCATACGGACATTTAACGGACGATGAACAATGTACACGATCACAAGCGTTAGAAGTCGTCAAAGTGTTCATTGAGGATGCGCAGCACATTAAAGCGTTCCACAATACGCCCTTCGACTTATCGATGTTCTTAAATGACGGAATGGAGCCGAAAGGTTTCCGATACGATTCGATGGATGCGGCGCAAATAATGAATGAGCACGAAGAACAATTCGGTTTGAAGCCGTTAGTTACGAAGTATAAAAAGTATATTGGCGCCGAGCACATGGACGATTTCACATTCGAAGATTTATTCGGTAACGGCTCGCCGCTTATTTATTCACCCGAAATCGTAGGAATATATGCGATTAAGGATACGGAAAAGGGCTGGCTACTGACGAAATGGCAAATCGATACGATGCTTAAAACGGATAGATTAGCGTTTGCCTACTTTCAAATACGCCAATATCTTTACGAAGTTAATACGACAATAGAACGTACTGGATTCGTAGTCGATACGGAGGAGTTATCGCGATTAGAAATCGAGTTCTCCGAAAAATTAGACGCAGCAATCAAGTCGTTACATGAAGCGTATAACATTGACGATCAATTCCTTTACGACATGTCGCTCGCTATTAAAGGCGAAAAGATTCGCGAATGGCAAGCGTCACAAACGAAGCGTATCAAAAAGCAAGCCGAAATGTTAGCGCAATGTGAGGCGGAGTTGAAACGTTCTAATCCTGCGACGAAGAAATATTCGCAGTTACAAGAACGTATTCGCAAATACAAAGCTTCGCCATTAGCGGAGCCTATTCCGCAAAATGCGCCGGATTATGTTCACGAAATCAACTTCGATTCGGACCAACATTTACAGTATCTAATTTACGACGTACTGCAAATCGAGGATAAATCGAAAGTTATCGATAAGAAAAAGGAGCGATTAACGAATAAGGACGTATTGGCGCTGTACTTCAAATCGGAGCCGTCATTAAAGCCGTTGGCCGAGTATTCGAAGCTATCAACGCTCTTAGGTACGTTCGTCCGCAAGATTCCGAACGCCCTCGATAAAGACGGGCGCTTGCATACGAAGTTAGATACCGTTTCAACCGGCCGATATAGTTCGAAGGGGTATACGGGCAAAAGTAATGACGTATTCTTTGCGGACATCAACGACGACAACTTCCTCGAAGCAATGCGAATCTTAGTTGACGCTGAAAAGAAAACGCGTAAAGGTACGAATCTACAAAACATTCCCGCAAGGACTGACGAAGGAACTCGCGTCCGAATGGCGTTCAAACCTCCGGAAAATCATACGTTTATCGGTTCCGATTTATCATCGATTGAGCCACGTATACAGGCGCACCGAATGGAAGTCGAGTTTACCGATAGCATCTTCGCAGAAATGTACCGTAAAGGACTGGATCCTTACGTCGAGTTTGCAGCGATTCTATTCGAAGTCCCACGCGAAGTTTGCGTTGAGTCGTACTATAAATCCGTAAAAGGAACGGCTGACGAAGTGCCTGCGTATCGAAAAGCGATGAAGCAAGCGTTCTTAGCGCGTGGATACGGGCAAGCGAAGGATATGTTCTACAAAGGCGTTATTCCTTACAACGTTACCGAAGAACAAGCGTATTATGCTTACGATAAGTTTGACGAAGTTCTTCCGGGATTCGGCGGTATGGTCGAGGCTACATTTGAGCATTTACGTAAATACGGTTGGGTCGGTACAATATTCGGACAAAAGCGCCGATTCCCTGGATACGTAGAAAAATACAAGCGCTTATGTCAGTTAATGAAACGTTGTGGTATTACGGATAAGAACGATCCAGAACTCGGTAAGAAGTCGAATAAATTACCGTGGAAAGACCGTTCGGAATTTTGGGACTTAATGCGATTCACTGGCGGGTGTGAGCGTGCAGCGTTTAACCATACGATTCAAGGTTCGGGCGCTAACATACTGCAACTTTGTATGATTCGCGTTTACTATCAATGCGTACTAGGACTCGGGTGGGAGTTCGCGCTAACATTGCATGACGAGCTCAAGTGCGCCGTACCTAACGAACAACTGACGGAAGATGCTCCGAAACTGTTCGATAGTATTATGACGGACACGTATCACTTAGTATTACCATTAGCGTGCGATACCGTAATTGAGCCGAAGTGGATGGAAGAGTATTCGCCATCCGAATGGTTCGCAAAACAAAACGAGGAGGAAATGGAATGACAACGATCAAATTAACGCACGACATCGTTAAAAACGATATTTTCTACGAAGAAAGCGACTTCGAATTTGATGGTGAGACTTACGAGTATGTCGAAGAGTTAGACCGTTCAATGGACGAACATGGGCGAGACTTTACTTATTTATATAAACGCAAGTCTGACGGAAAATATTTCAGAATAACCGTATGGCAGGAACGACAAAGTTACGAAGATTACTGTTACGAGGAATACGGAAACGACTGCGAATTAATCGAAGTAGAAAAGCGCGAAAAAGTAATTACGATTTGGGAGGCGGTTTAATGAATTACGTTCAATTTACGAAAGCAGCAGCGAAGATAACGAAAACGTCGAGCAAGAGCCGTCCCGTATTAACGGGAGTAAATCATACGGAAGATTACGTATGTGCAACGGATTCGCACCGCTTATTATATGTGACGGGAATTTACGATGGAGCACCGAAAGTAGAGGACATTACGACAGGCGCACTTATTGACGGAAATTATCCGGACGTTCGCGGATTACTTCCTTATGAGGACGATTATAGATTCCAGGCGGAATTAGACGTAAAGAGTACACTTGCCGCATTAAAAGCGATTAAATCGGCATCACACGCAATCAAACAAGGGAAATCGATTGACGACCATTTAATCGTCAAGTTGAATGGGACGTCAATCTCGTTTGAAACCGACGCTATTAGCGAAGTACAAGCGGGATATTCTACGCCTGTTATCACGAAATCCGACGGAGAATTAACGCTTACTATCAACATTAAATACGCGATTGAGATGTTAGAAGCGTTCAAGGACGTTGAGCAAACGGTTACGTTTAACGCAATTTCCGCTGTACGTCCAGTAACAATTACAGCAGGCAATGCGATTTATTTAACGCTACCAATACGAGTATCTTAGGAGGAATTTAACGTATGACACAAATCGTAATCAAGAAATTCACGCAGGAAAATTGCCGTCCATGCCAGGTATTATCCTACGCATTGGACGCAGAGCAAGCGGAACTAGCCGAAGCTGGCGCAATCATCGAGGAAATCAAACTCGAAGAAGCCGGCAAAGAGGCGTTCGATCAATACGGAATTATGAGCACGCCGACACTCGTATTCGAGCGGAATGGTATCGAGATGGCGCGCTTAGGAATGGTGAACATTCGCGAAATTTTCGACGCTATTGAATTTGCGAAAACAGCACGCTAGGAGGCGGAAGGATGAAACGATTAATTCATAAAGTCGGACACATATCGAACACGGACGGAATGGAGTTTTACGAAGGTGTAAGACAAATGGTAGAAGAATGGCAATCGGAAGGGTATTACGCCGAGATACAGTATCAAACGGCAGTTCAACCGAATGGTGTAGCAGTATTTTCCGCATTATTGCTCGGCTATAAATAAGGAGGACGATTAATTGAGCTACGCGCAAACGACTAACAACGATGCACTATCTGCCTTATATGGCGACGACAACGAACAATTACTCGGAAGTATCTACGAAGAGGGAAACGCCCTTGCTGCGGAGTTCATCGCACAAATGGACGAATACTATTCGCAGCCTTCGTCGAGTTTCTACGATAACAAAATCGAGCGCAAATTCCTCGAACAGAAACTCGCTCACCTCGGATTCAAGCCATATCCGAATGACGGACTCGTAACGTTCGGGGCCTCGGGAAGTAATTTATGCGACCGTCAAATCGTATTCAAGAACGCGAAAATCAAAACGGAGAAAACGCCCGACTTACCGCATCGAGCACGTCAACGTCGCGTAGGTACTGCGGTCATCGACTACGTACAGCTCGATATTTGCCACGTGCCGAAGCGACTCGGAAATGACGCAGTATTCACGTTTGCGACGTTGCCTAACGGCGAATGGGCGTTCGAGGACGCGATGCAAGTGCGCCAGGTAATCGAGCACAATGGCGTTAAATTCGCTATCACCGTGAAGCCCGACGGAATCTTGAACTATCGTGATGACGCAGATAGGCGTTTTATCTTCGAATATAAGACGAAGGCTTCGGGCGTAGTCGAAATGAACGGCAAACTCGATTATAGCGGAGCACAAGCGGATCATTTACGCCAGGTAACGGCAGAGGCGATTGTATTCGGCATTAACGAAGGCTTTATCGTTTATGAATCGATGCACAAGCCGTCATGGTTTAGCGATGAAGAACGGAAGAATGTTCCGAAAACACGCAAGACTTGGCGAGATGGCGAAGCACTGCCGGATATGCGCGCCATGTACTTCTATATCACCGAGGAAATGAAAACGGAATTGCTCGACGATTTAGCGCGCCAAGCGGAATTGGTTTATAACGGTGAGATTCCGAAGATGACTGCGGAGTTTACGAGCAAGTGCGGATTCTGCGCGTTTAAAGCCCATTGCAAGGCGAGTTTGAGCGAGGAGGAGTTGGCGGAATTGAGCGAGATTGAGACGAAAATGGCCGCGTCGGGTATGGCGGGTAAACGGGAGCATACGGATTTACGAAATTATTTGGCGGAAATTTAGCGCGATGTGTCCGGTTTTTGCAACTTTAGTGTGTGTATAAAGTAAGAGGGCGCAATCACAGCGCAATTAACGAGGAGGCTGAACGAATGGAAAAGACGGCAAACTTTAAAGTTGGCGATAAGGTGCGTATTTTGAACGTTGATAAAATCTTATACGGTCGCGATTATTGGAAAAACGGTGATGTTACCGAAATTAAGCGAATAGATGGAGACGGAGATATTCGTGCAGTGGCGACATACGGCGAACATAAGCGCGAAACGTATTTAATCAGCACGAATGAGTTCGCTTATATCGAAAAAGTATCCGAGAAACCAACGAAGAATCAACGCATTAGCGCACTTGAATCCGAAGTTGCCACGCTAACACGACGTATTGAAGCGCTAGAGCAAGGCAAGAGTTATACGCACACACCGCGAAAAAGCGTGGAAGTGATTACGCCAATCGGCGCAAATCAAGCCCGCAAAGCGATCATTGACGAGGCGAAGGCGTTTGTTGAAACGGAAGGCAATACGAATTACGTCGCTTGCCATTACGATTACCACGTGAACGTAGAAAAACGAACGGTAGTCGCATTGCGAATCGGAAATCATTCGGGCACAGTTCGAGCTAGAGGAATCGCAAAATGCGCACCAGACGACGTATTCAACGCAGACATCGGCAAGGCAATTGCGCTAGGTCGAGCGCTAGGCTTGGACGTAGAGCGATTTGAGCAAGCGGTTAAGCCTACGGAATTTGCGGTAGGACAATCGTTCGAGTGGGATACGAGCTATGACACGCGAATCGAAACAATTACGGAAATTAAGAAAGGTTCAGCGTATGTTAAAAATGGCGGATGGTTTTGGTTGACTCGCGCTCAACAAAGTAATTACCGTATCATCGACGACACCGAGGCACAATATGTCTAAGATTAACGCTAAATCAACGCAAAAGCCTCGAAGAATACTCGCAATCGACACGTCAGCATCGCCAGGCTTTGCGGTAATCGAGTATAGCGAATCTAAACCGCCTCGCTTAATCTATGCCGACGCACTCAAAACAACGACTGACCATACGGATGCCGAGCGCTTCACAGCCGTTCATGCCTTCGCTAGTCTCGTTTGCTTCCGTTATGGTCCGTTCGATGTCGTCGTTCGCGAGCATTTCACGAAAGGCGGAAGCAAGAGGGCGACACAGCTTGTGTTCGGTGGATGGTCAGCGGTGGATGTGGCGCTGAAACAATTCGGATATACGATTGATCCTGCGAATGAGATAACGCCAAGTGCCGTCAAGAAGGCGGTAGGGATTAGTGGTAAGGCGGATAAGGCGGAGGTCGAGCAAGGCGTGAGGCAAGCGTTGGGATTAGCGGAAGATTACGTATTTCCGAATAACAGTGGCGGAGATTCAAGCGATGCTGCAGCGATTGGTATCGCATATTTAAAACGAGAGGGAGCGATTGATTAATGAGCGAAAAATTAAACGGTTTCTATACGAGAAAATTACGACGTGCGATTGCAAAAGCGGAAGGGCAGCCGTTCGAACCGGAATATAACGGTAAAGCGCCGATTACCTTCGCGGAATATTTAAACGGATTTAAGAATCCAAAATCGATCCCGGCGAGATTACGTAAGTCGCCGTTGAATAAGACGGAGGTGACGCAATGATTCCACGTAAAGAGCCTAGCTTAATTGCGACGATATTAGGCGGAATCATAATTGTTATCCTTGTCGTGATTGCGGTTGCTGCAGTACCACTACTCGCTTTACTTGTCGGAATGTTTATCGGACAAATCATCGAATGGATGACGGGAGATTACTTAGTACGTGCGCTTAATGCTATCGGATTATCCGGTGTGAAAGACGGAGATTTGCCGAAAATATTCGGACTACTATCGGTAGTAGCGATGTATTTCAGAAGTTCTCCGATAAATCGTGGAAAGAAAGACGATGACGAATGAAAGTCTATTACGCAAGTCTGACGGGCAACGTCCGAAGATTCCTCGCTAAATGCGAAGTAGACGCCATTCCGATTAATGACGCAGTATTAACGCAAGAACCGTTCGTGCTCGTCACATATACATTTGGATTTGGCGCAGTGCCAAAAGAGGTTGTCGCTTGGCTGAACGCTAATCACCGCAATTTGCGAGGCGTTGCAGCGAGTGGCAATCGGAATTGGGGAGAGCACTTCGGACAGGCGGGCGATACGATTGCAAAGACGTACAATGTTCCGCTATTGCACACGTTTGAATTAGCGGGCACTAGCGAGGACGTACGAATATTTAAGGAAAGGTTGGCGAGTTTGTGCGATATTACGAATTAAATAACGAAATCATGCAGCGAGATAAAGACGGATATTTGCAGTACGAGAAAGACCGAGAGGCGACGCGCGCGTATTTCTTAGATTACGTTAACGAAAACATGCGCTTCTTCTACGACTTACGTGAAAAAATCGACTATCTAATTGAAAACGACTATTACGAACGAGAATTGTTCGATCAATATACATTCGAAGAATTACAGGAGGTCTACGACTACGCAACTTCGTTCAAATTCCGATTCCCTTCGTTCATGGCTGCGTATAAATTCTACGAGGATTATGCGCTAAGAACGAACGATAAGAAACGAATCATTGAACGCTACGAGGATCGTATTGCAGTAAATGCGTTATTCTTCGCAAAAGGTGACGTAGAAAAGGCGAAGGCTTACGTCGAAACGATTATTTACGATTATCAGCCGGCAACGCCTACGTTTATGAATGTCGGAAGAAAGCGCCGAGGCGAACTAGTATCGTGCTTCGAAACGGAAGTCGGCGACTCGTTAAACGATATCAATGTGGCGGAATCCACTGCGAAACAACTTTCAAAAGTTGGCGGAGGTGTATCGCTAAACTTATCGAATCTAAGAGCGAAAGGTGAGGCGATTAAAGATATCGCCAATGTCGGAAAAGGCGTTGTCGGCGTTATGAAAATGCTCGACCACGGATTCCGATATGCGAATCAGCTGGGTCAGCGTAATGGATCCGGAGCAGTTTACTTAAACGTTTTCCATGCGGACATATTCGACTTCCTGGATACGAAAAAAATCTCGGCAGACGAGGACGTTCGAGTTAAGACGCTTAGTATTGGCGTAGTAATTCCGAATAAGTTTATCGAATTGGCCCGCGAAAATAAGCCGATGTATCTGTTTTATCCGCATACGATTTATCAGGCGTACGGGCTACGATTCGCCGACATTAACATTACGGAAATGTACGACGAGTTAGTCGCTAATCCGAAAGTCCGCAAGGACAAAATTAGCGCACGATTGCTGCAAGAGAAAATCGCCTCGCTTAAATTCGAAAGCGGATATCCTTACGAAATGTACGAGGATAAAGTAAACGAAGCGCATCCACTAAGCGGAAAAGTTAAGTTCTCGAATTTATGTACGGAGATACTGCAACAAACAACGCAATCGAAGTTCTATGATTACGAAGAACGTCACAAAGACGAAATTGGTCTCGGCGTATCTTGCAATCTCGGATCACTCGATATTAAGAATACGATGGAACGCAAAACAATTGATAAAGCCGTACCATTAGCCGTAGACGCATTAACCGCGGTATCCGACTTTACTTCTATTAAGAACGCACCGGACATTCGTCGAGCAAACGAAGAAATGCACTCTATCGGATTAGGAGCAATGAACCTTCACGGATACTTAACTAGCGTAGGTATCCCATACGAATCACCGCTTGCTATCGAATTTGCCGACGTTTACTTCGCAGCAGTCAACTACTATTCGATTAAGCGTTCGATGGAAATAGCGAAGGAGCGTGGCGAAACGTTCGCAGACTTCGAGCAATCAACGTATGCAGACGGTTCATATTTCGCCGATTACATCGCTAACGAATATCTGCCGAAAGACGCTTATATTGCGGAATTGTTCGAAGGCCAAACGCTTCCGACTCCGAAAGATTGGGCGGAATTGATGGCCGACGTAATGAAATACGGATTGTATAACGCGTTAATTTAGCGCCTTCTCACTGTGAAGTGGGTAGAAAACGGGTTTAATTGCTGGGAATCCCTAAAGACATACTCGCTACAACGTGACTGGAAACGGTGAGCGTGAACGCAGTCGAAAGACAGAAAAAAGAGTATGTATGGCGTATGTTTAAAAGCTAACCGCCTTATGTAATGGGAGATCAGCAGGGAAACGTCTTAATGGCGGACCTTCAACGACTACCATACCCGCATCTTATATTAGGAGGTTAATAGATTTGTTTGAAAAGAAGGATTATTTCACTCACTATAGTGGTAGGAAATTTAAAACATTCGAATATAGGGATTGCGTCATTTGCGGATACGAAATGTATGTGCCGGCAGCCGTAAAGAATATTACTACATGTTCTGAGTACTGCAGCTCATCCAAATTACGGAAAATTAAGCTGAAAGGGTACTATAGTCTTTGCGAAGTCTGCGACAAAGCAATATGGAATCAACCAAGGAAACATCATAAGTATTGCTCAAAAACATGCGCCAATGCTGCTACATCTATATTCGCATGGGAACGAGATATAAAGAGGGGATACAAAAAATACTATGGGCCAAATTGGTATTCTCAACGCAGGAGAGCGCGAGAAAGAGATTTGTATCAATGCCAAAAATGCGGAATTAGTGAAGAGCTATATGGAAAGCAAATGTCCGTGCATCATATAATCCCATTCGCCCTTTATTCCAGCTATAGTGAAGCAAATCAATTAACAAACCTGCTTAGTGTATGTGAGCCTTGCCACAGAAAAATCCATAGTGGCGATTTCCACCACACTAAATATTTATAAGATGGTTGTATAGTCTACTCCCCTAATAAATATCGGGAAACCGAGGGTATAAAGGATAGATTAGCAATCGCACCAAACGGAAGTACGAGCTATCTCCGTTCAGCTACATCCGGAGTCATGCCGATTATGGAACGCATTGAGGAACGTACTTATGAAGGAAGCAAAACGTATTATCCAATGCCTGGCTTATCGTCGAAAACGTGGTTCCTTTATAAAGAGGCGTACGACATGGACATGTTGAAAGTCGTCGACTTAATCGCTACGATTCAGAAGCACGTCGATCAAGGCATTAGCTTTACGCTATTCCTAAAAGACACGATGACAACGCGAGACGTTACAAAAATTAGCTTATACGCTCACCATAAAGGCATTAAGACGCTTTATTACGCAAGGACGCAAGACACGGGCATTGAATCGTGTATCGCTTGCCAGGTCTAACGAAAGGAGACGCAATTATGACGCATATTTACACCGCAGCGAATTACTCCGTCGAAGAGGACGGATTTACACAATCGTTTATCAAGCAGAATCAAAGCCAGTTTTGGCTACCGGAGGAAATCTCGCTCACGCCCGACTTACTAACGTGGAAGGCGCTATCGAAAACGGAGCAAGTGACGTATATGCGAGTGCTTGCCGGACTGACGCTACTTGATACGGAGCAAGGCAATACGGGCATGACTCGCATCGCACAGTATGTAAAAGGACACCAACGCAAAGCGCTCCTAACGTTCATGGCAGCGATGGAGAACGCAGTCCATGCGAAGTCCTACTCGAATATCTTCTTAACGCTCGCATCTTCGGAAGAGATAACGGAAGTGTTCGAATGGGTAAAAGTGAATCCGTTCTTACAATTTAAAGCGGACGTGATCGTTCGAAACTACGAGTCCATAAAGAAAGGCGACGACATTTCGCTATACAAAGCGCTTGTATCGTCGGTATTCCTGGAATCGTTCCTATTCTACTCCGGATTCTATTATCCGCTTTACTTCTACGGTCAAGGGCGCTTAATGCAATGCGGGGAAATAATAAATCTTATTATCCGCGACGAATCGATTCACGGCGTATATGTCGGACTCCTAGCGCAAGAAATCTATAACCGCCAAACTCCCGACATTCAAGCGGAACTGCACGAATGGTCGCTCGAATTGCTTGAAACGCTATATCAAAACGAGCTGCAATATACAGCGGACATTTACGATTCAGTCGGACTGACACACGACGTAAATAATTTCGTAAAGTATAACGCAAATAAGGCGCTGTCTAACCTCGGCTTCGACGCTTACTTCGAGCATGAGGCGGTCAATCCGATTGTGCTTAACGGACTTTCGACGAAAACGAAATCGCACGACTTCTTCTCGATGAAAGGGAACGGCTATAAGAAAGCTACGGTTGAGCCGATTAAGGACGAGGATTTCTACTTTGAATAAACTGGAGGTTACGGAGAATGTATGTAATAAGCGTTTATGAATGTGATATATGCGGAAATAAATTCGCAGTCGAAACGGACGTAAACGACTCATGCGGCGCTGTATGTTGCCCGATGGATGGTAGCGACGACATAAGTTGGAAATACGATAAGGAGGTCGGTGAAGCACTATGACAGACATCGAAGCACCGTGGATTACGGAAATGAATCGTACTGGAACGTGTAGAGAGTACGAGACTTATTACGGGATTAGTGACGAAGATGATCGCGAGGAGGACGAAGAATAATGAGAACGGACATTATGGTCGATATTGAAACGCTAGGTACGAAAAGTGGCGCTACAATCTTTCAGATTGCGGCGGCTAGCTTCGATATAACATCGGGCGAAGTAAAAGACACGATTAATCTGACGGGCGACATTGCGCAATATACCGACTTAACGGTCGACGGTTCAACGCTAAAGTGGTGGTTAGATACGGACAAAGACTTGCTGCACACGTTACTTAGCGGAGGAACACTAACGGAGCAAGAATTATTAACCGGACTACTATCGTGGATGTATAAGCAATCTCCCGACAACAAGAACGTCTACTTATGGGGCAACGGAATCTTATTCGATAACGTAAAGATTAGCGACTTATGTACGAAGCATGGCGTAGCCTATCCGATATTCTTCCGTAATGATCGCGACCTAAGAACGTTGCTCGAATTAGCATCGTTTAAATCGGGTAAGACGGAAAAGGAACTGCGTGCCGAAGTCACATCGGAAACTGAACGCAAACATGACGCATTTGACGACGTAATGTTCCAGGTTCGATTAGCGTGCAAGTGTTACGAAATTCTAACGAAGTAGGAGGCGGAGATATGCCATTACCAACGGACAATATGCTTTTCGGATTTGCCGATAAACTGACGGACGAGCAGCAAGAGTACGTCGATTCAATCTTCGATAAACAGTTAACATTCGTAAATGCTCGCAGCGGGACGGGGAAAACGACCCTAGCCGTTGCTTGCGCTAAATTGCTCGGCAAGCCATTAGTGTACGTATTCTCGCCGGTCGAGGAGGATAAGCTCGGCTTTACGCCTGGCGACGTTGAGGCGAAGGAATCGAAGTACATTCAACCGTTATTAGATGCGCTAAAAGAGATTCGCGAGGACCCACGCTTTGCATTATATCGCGAAGATAATCCGGACTTTATGAAAAAGGAAGCGTGGATAACGGCGAAGTCGCACGTATTCGCTCGCGGAACTAACATAAAAGGATCGACGGTAATAATCGATGAAGCGCAGAACTTCACCGTTTCAGACTTGCGCAAATTATTAACGCGAATCCACGATGATTGCACCGTAATCGTAATCGGACATACCGGACAAATCGACTTGAAGAATCCGAAAGCTAGCGGATTTGCACCCTACATCGAGCATTTCCGAGGAAAACCATACGCTAACATTTGCGCGCTTAATTGGAATTTCAGAGGAAGGCTTGCGAATGACGCAGATTCAATCGGAGAGGGGTTCGGCATATGAAACGCTACGTATTCGGATTAAACGTAAACGACACGTCAGAACTTCCACAAGCAAGCGCCGACATTCAAGCGTTCATTGATACGCTAGGCGTTGCGAGCGAGATGGAAATTCAAGTATCGATTAATCCGCTATTGACGCAGCCAGTGAATACGCACGCTATCGGATTTACTTATGAGCCGGTAGAGGACGATGGTTACGAAGAGGAGGACGAGGAATGACGAAAAAGGTTGTTATTGACGGAGTGGAATACGTACCGAAAGAGGAAGTGTCTCCGCCTAAAATTATCGGATTTAGCGTCGACTACGATGATATGTGCGGAGGTTTTTCGAAAAGGTACTATAAGTATCCGATTGGAGCCACGTTTGAAATCGTGGGAATTAACGGAGAACAGTCCTCGGTATATTTAACGGGAAGAGTAGTGGAGGAACTATTGGAGGCGATTCATAAATGAGCGGACAACAAGCGCAGAAAATCGAGAAAGAGGCGAACAACTTGCCGTTAGAAATCGGATTCAAACGGTTAAGCGAAAATGCAGTATTGCCTACGAAGGCGAATCCGTCTGATAGCGGATTGGATTTGTACGCAGCAGAGGACGTAATCATAGCGCCAGGCGAGACGACAGTCGTAAAAACGAATCTAGCCGTACAGTTACCACCAGGCTACGAGGCGCAAGTACGACCTCGATCGGGGATTACGTCTAAGACGAAATTACGTGTACAACTCGGCACTATCGATGAATCGTACCGTGGCGATATCGGAATTATCGTGGATAATATTTACGCATTTTACGAAATAGGAGACGACTTCTATACGGCGATGGACGTGAGTAACGAAGCGATTATAGATGGGACGATTCATAAACTCGGAACTTATCGTATTAAAAAGGGCGACAAAATCGCGCAATTAGTCGTACAGCCAATTCCGCAGACAGTGGCGGTTGAGATTGCGGAGTTAGACGAGAGCGAGCGTGGTGAAAATGGATTCGGCAGTAGCGGAACTAATTAAACGCCGACGTAATCAACTCGTAATACATTCGCTTATCTACTACGAATTTAACGATAATATCATCGGAGATTCAACATACGATCAATGGTCGAAAGAACTCGCAGAATTACAACGCAACTATCCGTTAGAGGCGTCGCAAGCGCCTTTAGCCGATATGTTCGCAGACTTTGACGGAAGTACAGGCTATCAATTAGTCGGACGCGCAACGGAGCGCCAACGAGCAAGAGCGGATTCGCTTTTGCGGTATCACTTAACAACGAGGAGGACAATGAATGACGCAAGTTGAACGCAAAATTAATGTATTAGACGATAAAGGCTACGTAATGATCCACGATGTAATGGGTTCGGATTTAACCGTAGCAAATGCGGCTCGCGTATCTTACGCAAAAAAGTCGCAAGAGTTAACGGAAGGTGATAAGCGGCTAATCTCGTTCTTAGCACGCGAAGGTCATACGAGTCCTTTCCGCCACGTAATGGCGCAGTTTGAGGTAAACGCTCCGTTAATGGTAGCGAGGCAGTGGTTTAAGTACGTAGTCGGATCGTCAATGCTCGAAGCAACTGGCGATAATATGGACGCATGGAACGAGTCAAGCCGTCGATATGTGACGGAGGAACCGAGTTTCTACGTACCACAGCCGGATGAATGGCGAAGCGCTCCCGAAAACTCGAAGCAAGGCAGCGGTGAAATAATCGATGCAGAACTGGGTTCGGTATATACGACCCGCCTCATGCGGTACATTGACGATGGAGAAAAGCAGTATGAGATGGCGTTGACAGACGGAATCTGCGCCGAGCAAGCGCGATTATTCCTGCCAGCCTACGGAATGTATGTAAAGTACTACTGGACTGCATCGCTACAATCCGTTTGCCACTTCTTAAATCAACGCCTAGCACACGATAGCCAAGTCGAGATACAAGCGTACGCAAAGGCGGTATTAGAACTGATTAAACCGCTATTCCCGATTAGCGTTGAAAAGCTAGTAAGCGAGGCGAAATAGCATGGCGTCACATACCGTAAAGAAAGGCGATACATTGCACGGAATTTCAGCGAAGTATTACGGCAGAGGCGCCCTTTGGCGACTGCTTAAAATCTATAACCGTATCTCTGACGCAGATAAAATCGAAGTAGGGGACGTAGTAAAGATTCCATTCGTGAGGGCCACGGCTTGACCGCTATAAAAGCGTCAGCTATGGCGCTAATCATCGCAACTTTACCATTATATTCAACGTTCAATCCAGCGGACCATGAATTGGTCAGCGAAAGTCCCACCGGACTTATAGACGCAAATATAACGCAAGAAAAAACGTCAGTCGAAGTCGAAGCCGGAGAGCCTGCGACTATTGCCCCGGCTGAATCGGAAAAGGCGGAGGAGCCAGTCGCGCCGCCTAAATCCGAAGTTACTGACGAAGCGCCAACGCAATCTATCGACGTCATTGCCTCTCATTACGTAGCAGATTGCGAAGGATGTCTCGGTATTACGAAAAACGGCACAGACGTTAGACAGACAATTTATAGCGGAGGCAAACGCATTATCGCCGTTGATCCCAATGTAATTGCGCTCAATTCTACGGTCCAGGTGACGTATGAGGACGGCACGACGTTTAAGGCGATTGCTGCCGATACTGGATCGGCGATTAAGAATCGAAGAATTGACGTCCTCGTCGCGTCTGAATCGGAGGCTTTCCGGTTAGGGCGACAGCGGGCGACGGTTGAAATCATAAAACGAGGAGGAGTTTAACGATGGCAAAAGCGGAAAAGGGCGATTTAATTCGGATTGTTGAAATTAGCGATGTTAATGAACGAATAGGCTGCGTACAAAATTATGAAGTTGGCGGAATTTACGAAGTTGTAGAAACGTATGAAGTCGGCGAAAAGGACGATGAAGAGGCGTTGGCTCTTATTGCAGAAGGCGATTATTTGTACGATAGCGAATACGAAATCTTCCGCAAAGCCGGCGAAGAGGATTCTCCGAATATATTAGACGTTGTTTATGCGGAATGTAAAGCGGAAGCAGACGCACAGCTAGATGGCATGACGCAAGAAAACCGTATTCGCTCGGCATGTTCCGAATTAGCCGAATTGCTAGTGCGCAAGAATCACGATTATGGCGACTCATTCGCGCAGCAGTACGGTAAGTACGGACTTATGAGCGCGCTAATCCGCATGGATGATAAGATGCGACGATTAGAGACGTTACAGCAAGCGGAAAGCAAGGCGCAAGTGGACGAGTCTGTTAGCGATACATTGCTCGATTTAGCGGGATATGCGCTATTGTCTTACGTTGAACAATCGAAAACTAAATAGCAAGCGAAAGCCTACCAGCGGAGTTGAACCGTTCGGTAGGCAAGTTTTCTCGTTATCAATATCGACGGAATATCGCCACTGACGCATCACTCGAAGCCTTATCGAAATAATACGTCTGCCCCTCGTACTTATTGAGGTTGTACTGCTTAAACATCTTCGCAGCCGTGACGTCATAGCGCAGACTTACGAAATAGCCCGCTGCTTGCGCTTCACGGTTGTTACGCAAGGCTTCCGGCTTGACGATAGCGAACGCATCTTCGACGGGATTATAGCCGATGATGACGCGAGTTTGCGTTTTAACGCCAAGCATACCGCCGAAAGCGCCTTTCAAGTAGAGGCGATTACGCTTGCCGACGAAGATTTCCGGCATACCTTTCGTTGCTGGGAACGCAAAGCCTGCGAGCAAGGCGTCAATTTCGGGATTCGGTTGAGCATCCGGTGTTTCGGGCGTTTCATCTACGGATTCTTCCGCAATGTGCTCGTCTATAATGGCGCGAAGTTCCGTTAAGCCACCCAGATTATCGTTATTATTTTCGGACATGGTTATTACCTCCGTCTATGTACGTATTCTTATACGTTAAGTTTACGTTATTGTTACTCGAATTATACCACGCAGTTTTAACGCAAGTCAAAGGAAAAGGAGATGTTTGTTATCGGAAAAGTTAGTAGAGAGCGTTGGGAAGGCAACGTTAAATCAATGGAGATTATCGCAAAGCCTCACGATCAAGTTACGGAGTCAGACATCGAATTTTTACGCAAGAATTACACGTCTGCAGGCGGATTATTACCGAACGCCTTCGCCGGCGGAGCGTTCTTTACGCCGACACACGTTGCTAAATTCGTATGGCAGACGTTATACAACCGATTGCCTTCGAATCCACGCGTCTTAGAGCCGTCAGTAGGTTCGGGCGTATTCCTAGAGCACGCACCATCTGACGCAGAAATAACGGCGCTAGAGCTCGACGAAACAAGCGCGAAAGTAACTTCACTGTTATATCCGCAAGCCGACATCGTTATGGGAGACGCTTTAACGCATGAACGACGCAATTACTACGATTTAGTTATCGGAAATCCACCGTATGGCGTCGGATGCGAGTTCGAGCCGTTCGATGATGACGAATGGGTTAGCGGAAGCAAAGCGAAAGGTAAGCGAAAAGGAAAGTCGGAAGTATTATTCATCGAATTAGCGATTAAAGCAGCGAAGCCCGGCGGTTACATTGCGTTTGTATTGCCGAAGGGCCTTGCGTTCGCTAACTACGCTGAAAAGCTACGCAAATACATGCACGAAACGTGCTGGCAAGTAGCGACGATATTCTTGCCGGGGGAAACGTTCGTACACGTTGGAACGACGATTGAAACACAAATTATTATTTTACGCAAAGCACCACCTGGCACTCCGCTTATTGACGTAGTAACACAGAGGTGGGGAAGCAATTTCCGTCGTAGTGATTACAACGATATAACACAATTCGGCGCTAAATTCTTGCCGGGACAGCCTCCGTCATACTTCGCAAAAGTAACGGATATCGGCTGGGATAAGAAAGGCGTAATGAGGCCGAATGAGGACGGATTAACGCAATTAGACGAATTGCTCGAAGATTTCACGGACGGCGGTCTTATGCGCGAGAATCTTTATCCGCATTTACCGAGCTGGCATGGCGTTGATAAAGGTAATGAAGCGTTCTTTTTCTCGCATGGTAACGATTCGTGCGACGGTCATAGAGACGCTGCATCAACGTTTAGTTCCGGTCCATATCGATGGAACGAATTGACGCTAGGCGCCGGCAATGAGTTCGAATATAACGGCGTTGAGTATAGTTCGTGGGTTGACGATCAAGAGGCGCTGCAGAATCGAATTGTGGACGAATATTATGCGGAGGTGGGCGAATGAATGATCGTCACTACTTACCATTCGAATTGCTAGAACGATATACTCCGAAAGTTCGAGCGAGCCTTATCCGGCGCTATCACGCATTATACACGCAAAAGTATAAATGGTTCGTGCGCCCTTTCCAGGAAATGTCGTTCTATTGTGACGGAGAACTACCGCAAATAGACGGCGCCGAAATATTCGACTGCAATTGGATGCCCGACCGTTGGTATGATACACCGTACAAATACTTTTACAATCCGCACCAAAAGGCGTGGTATAAGTCGTATGCTCGCGAAGGCTTACCGCCACTAAGCGAATATGGCTACGGATATAACCGCGAAGATTACAAAGTGACGAAGAATGACGAGTTTTATTCGTACTCATTTCCGAGCGCTAACAACGGAGACAGTTTCGGCTACGTTTGGTGGTACGAATTAAACGAAAAAAGAACGCTAAAAGTCGTACTTGGCGGATTGCATACGTTCGCATACGACGATGGGACGTTCTTTCAAGGTTCATTTAGCGAACTAGGCGATAAGAAACACGTAAAGAGCGTCGACAACAGTTCTGCTATGACGCTGACTAAACGTATGAATGGACGCAAGTATAAAGGCGCATACGAGCCTCTAATAAACGAAATGATCCGTGTATTCGGATTAAATAGAACGCAAATTTAAGGAGGACACGAAATGAAACAAAAATCAAAAGCACGCGCTATTTTATCAAATTTTCACGAACTAAAGGAACGCCGTTACAGCGGAGCTGCATTCGCAATAGACGCATTTTTAGACTTCGAGCAAGCGGTAAAGGTCGCAAAACTAACGGATAAGCAGACGCAAGCTATCCAACTTCACTACTATAACGGCTTTAAGCAAACGAGAGTGGCAGAGATAATGGGCATCGAGAAGAATACCGTAAGCGAGTTACTATCCCGGGCTATCGAAGAGATTGACGAAGTATACGAGATGTGGGCGTGGAAAGACGGAGAATTAAGCGCCGAGGACTTCATAGAAGAAGCGGAGGAAATTGCATGATCGAAATGACTATTAACGTTCTTACGAACCAGGACGCACATAACGAAATTACAACGCGATTTAAACGTTACAAACGTGAGAAAACCTCGCGACAAGAGCGCATGGACTTCGCACAAGAGCTAACCGACGATTATCTATATTTGCACGGAAAGATTCCGCCTACTATGGTATTGGATCGCCTAGCAACGCTTATCTTGCAAGATGAACTGGCGGACATGGACCGCATGAAAATGAGGAATAACGAATATCCGCTATTAAGCGCTACACAACGAGAATATCGAGAGGAAGTAGAGCGGTCCTTAAAGGCGGCGCAGGATGTTGCGGTCGATGGTACGGATTACAGAGTAAAAACACGCGATAGCAACCGCAGAATGCGGGAAATTTACGGTTAAATACGAACTTTCACCGCATTTTGTACCTATACATTATAGGAGGACATAAGAGGCGCGTAATATGACGTAAAGTCAACGCGTCCAGTCCGATATTTATACTAACAAACGCGAATTGCGAGTTTGGAGCGCAATATTTCTGCTTTTTCAGTTACTATTCGCTCGGTAAACGCATGTGACGGGTATGTTCCGCACGCCGAGTCGTTTTAATTACGAGGAGGAAAGAGCGAATGACTAAGCACGCAGATTTAACGCAAAGAGTACATCGAGCATTATCTGGAGCACCAATCGGAACTATCGAATATCATAGCGGAAATTACGGACGTGACGAACAAGGTCGCGTCTTTTATATTGAGTCCGTCGAGCAGCGAGAAACACGCCAACGTATCGGAAAGCAACGCAGTGAAGGGCGCAAGGAAAACTTCGTATTTAACGTTATGGAGAACTTGCCTTTCGTCGCAAGCACGCTAACTTCCGCACAATGCGGCTATTTGCTAGTCTTATCTACGTACATCACTTACGAGGGCTTAATCGTTAAGAGTGAACGTGATTTAACACCTATGACGCAGATTGACATGCTAAAGGCGCTTTCTTTGCGTGAATCACAACGTAGCACTTTAACGGACTTCTTAACGGTCTGTATTGATTTCGGCATTATCCGCAAGAAATCGGAAGGCTACTATATTGCTGACGGATTCCATACGAAGGGTACTCCGCCGAGTGATCGTGTAGTCCGCAGCTATATTACAAAGCTTCGCGAAATGGCTAGCGAGAATAAGCCGGAGCAAATCGGCTTTATTTATAAACTGCTGCCGTATATCCATAAAACGACGAATATGCTTTGCGATAATCCTAACGAATTGCATCCGTCAAAAGTACGCAAGCTGAACCGTAAAGAGTTGGCCGAGATTGCTGGCGTCAATGTTTCGTATGTCAGCCGAGCTACTACGACGATGATTTATAACGGTAAATCCGTATTTGCGAAGATTACAACGCCGACAGATGGTACGTTTTACATGCTGAATCCTGCGATATTTAGACGCGCTGACCGTACAGATTACGATGATACTACGAGGGGAATCTTCGGTATCGACTAAAAGTGTGCGCTGACTCGGACAAATATGGTCAAAAGTGTGCGCTGACTCGGACATGGAAAAAGTGGCAAGAACGTAGATGGCTGTAAGGCGTAAGGGCATTTTGATGGCTACGAGATATATATTATAAATAACGCTAATACAACGGTAAGGACGGGATCGGTGATTATAAGCACTTTATCGCAATGTTCTTATCGTTAATTTATGTTTTTAAATAATAGTTGTGGGAGGGCTTGCCCGAACCACCATATTTTTATGTTTAATAAATAAAACATAGTCGTCGGCTGAAAACATGCCTCCGACAATATTTATACCGATAATAAACATTATAACGATGAACGCAGAAAGGAGAACGATATAATTGGCGAAATTAAACGATAAGCAATACGCAGCTATTGCGATATTAAGTCAGCCGAAACGTGGCGGATTAACTTACGACCAGGTAGCGGAACAAGTCGGTATTAGTCGTAGACAACTGCAGGAATGGCGCAAGGATGACGTATTTAATGACGAACTAAAGCGTCAGATTATGCGAGATACTATCGATAGATTACCGGATGTAATGGCGAGTATTCCGGATCATATTATTAATGACGGTAATGCAGCGATGTTTAGAACGCTATTGCAGGCGCAAGGTTTATTAACGGAGAAGGTCGAAGTAAATACGAAAGAGTCTGCGTCTGATATCGATTCGATTAAGGCGGAGATTGAACGGTTACGTGGGAAGTAGCGTTTTATACTACGCTATTATATAGGAAGAAACTCATGACGGAGGTATAGCGTAAGGTTCCCGATAGTTCCCGACTAGGTACGGATATATCGGGCAGAGGCTCCGGATGTACGCGCACCTCAAACACTTTGAGCGTAGAAATAGGCGGATATGCTGCGGTAAATATACAGGATTTTATGCAGTATTATTGCGAAGATAAGACGAAGAATGGCGGTATATCAACGATGTATAAAACGTTGCATAAAGGTTGTGTTGTATATATCGTTGCAAATGCCTTTATATCAACGTTTGTGAGTGATTTCGAATGTAACAAAAGATGATTGTGTTGCGTTTGATATTCAACGTTATGCATCCGATCCCCCAAGCCCACCACCTGGAATATGGCTTTCAGACGGAATATAAATCGGCATATCAAAATTTCACTTTGGCTTTAGCGGAAGAAAGCGCAGCCTTTCCGCAACACAAAACGGACACTTATCGCAACTAAGCTGCTTTAAGCCTAGTATACGGTAAATGTCCCTCAGATGCCACGTTATAAATTTACGAAGTCATATACGTTATCGATCGCCTCTTGCTCGATACCAATATAGCGGAGTGTCTCGCGTTGGCTACTGTGATTTAATATGCGCATTAATAACGCCAGGTCAACGCCTTTTCCGTTATTGTACGCATGATAAGCGAAAGTCTTGCGCATTGTATGCGTCCCAAACGCAATCGTAAGGCCAGCTCGCTTAGCAGCATCGTTTAATATTCGCCATGCTTGCGTACGAGTAATCGGCTTGCTTTCGCCATTACCATCGGCTTTGCGACTCGAAAATAAATAACCGGAAGCTGGCGCCAATTCGTTAATGGCGCTTATTAGCGCTTGATTCAAATGAATCGTTTTCGTCTTGCCCGTTTTTTGCTCGCGTAATACGAGGTGATCGCCGTTGAAATCTTCGCGCTTTAGCTTCAATATATCGCTAATGCGGAGATTCGTATTAATGCCGACGATAAACATCAGTAAATCGCGGCCATGCAAGCAGTCTTTCATGCGCTGAATATCGCGCTTATCTTTTATCGGTTGTACTTCGTTCACATCGATTACCTCCGTTATAAGTTCTCGTTCTGTTACATTCATAGTAACGCATAATTAACGCAATATCAAGTAAAAATTACCAATACATAAATTAATTTCGGAAAGGAGGCGCTACTATGGCGTGGGTAAACGGAGAATGGCTAGACCGAACTAAACGCGAAGCATTTATCGCAGTCTATCGTGAATATATCGATACAATCGACGCTAAATACTCGGATTTAGATGCCATAGCTAGCGCCGGACTTCTCGAAGATTACTACGAACGATTAACGGAATTGAATCGATTAGAACGGATCCATCGCTGCGAGCTCGATACACTGGCGTTCGATATCGAATATTTCTCGGAAGCTAAAAATCCTGGCAATCCCGGAAATTGGGACGGATTTACGATTAGCAAGCCGTCAGAATCGCCACAGTTTCACCGTGAGATTACCGACATATTAAACGTTGTATCTACCGATAAGGTAAACGCTAAGATTGCAGTTGCAGCGCCCCGTTCGCACGCGAAATCGACGTATTTAACGAAAGGATTCCCGTTGCACCAGGTAGTTTATCGTAAGCGTAAGTACATTATTATCATATCGGAAACGCCGTCAGTATCCGGACCCAACCTCGAATGGCTGGCGACGCAATTAAAGCATAATGAAAAGTTAAGAGCGGACTTTGGACCGTTGCTTTCGCCTCGTCAGCAAGAGAACGATAAGGATAATAGTGCGGAGTTTATCGCATGGCAGCCGACAAAAGACGGAGGCAAACGCCAATTAACGAAGGTTGAAGCGGCATCAACAGGCCAAGCACTTCGTGGACGTAACTGGCAAGGTGTGCGTCCGGATTTAATCGTCTGTGACGACTTGGAAGATGCGAAAACAAACGCAGCTACTCCGGAACAACGTGCTAAATTGCGAGATTGGTTCGCTTCGGTAGTAATGCCGTTAGGGGATCCGGCAGGAAAGAAAACGGCCATCGTTTATATGGGAACGGCGGTCGCACTCGACTGTCTATTACTGAATATCCTCTATAAGCGTTCAGATTTCGAATCGAAAGTATATCGTGCAATTATCGAACCTCCTACGCAAGAAGAATTATGGGAAAAATGCCGTGAAATCTACGTCGATTTCGATAATCCTAATCGAGCTGCAGACGCAGAAGCGTTTTATCAAGCGAATAAAGACGCTATGGAGGACGGAGTAGTCGTTCTATGGAAAGAGTTTCAGCCGATATGGAAGCTAATGACTTGGAAGTGGAACAACGGTTCGAAAGCGTTCAATACCGAGTATATGAATAACCCGATTGACGAAGAATCTCGTATTTTCGCTCCGGAAGATTTCACGTATTGGGACGATATGGAACCGAATAAAACATTTAACCGCAGCGACTTCGTTATTACGATGGGTATAGATTTTGCAATGGGCAAGCAAAAAGGTGATTATAGCGCGATTGTAACGACAGCCACAGAACGTAAGAGCGGAGTTAACTATATTATAGACGCTTATGGCGCTAGAATTACGCCTGATAAATTTATAGAAGTGATTTGCGGTAAAGTTCGAGAGTTTACTCCGGACTCAATCGCTGCAGAAGCGCAAATGGCTCAAGAGTTCTTCGTTGATGTATTAAAGGATCAATTATCTCACGAAGGATATCCGGCACACGCTAGAGTTAAAAAGATTAAACAACGCTCACGGAAGGAATTGCGTATAGAATCAATGCTACCCGATATTGAGAGCGGTAAAATTCGATTCAAACGAAGCCATTCGTTACTAATCGAGCAGTTTGAACGTTATGGGCAAGGGGCACACGACGATTTGCCCGATGCTGCTGAAATGTCTATCCGAGTGGCTAAAAAGAACAACGTGTCCATAACAAATAAACCGGATTGGATGTATTAATTGAAAGGAGGCGTTACCAATCGGAATTTTTAGAAAAAGCGAGTCGGAATTGCAAGAAAGCGGGACAATTACGCATACTGACCGACTAATTAAAGTTGGGGCACAATTCCCTCCTGCAAACGCAATTGAACGTATATCAAAATATCGAAGATTAAAAGGATTGTTCGATGGTAAGCAAGGCGAAATTTACGAACGAGCAACAGCACTATTGAAAGATACGCCACATGCCTCAAAGCTAGAAGCCTTGTATATCGCGTGTAACATTGCGGACCCTATTATTACGAAGCCGGCCGACCTACTTGTAGGTGAACCACCAATTTTCGATAGTGGTTTAGCGGACGACACACCGCAGCAAGTAGCGATCAATAGTTACGTTGAAGAGAACGACTTGGTAAAGCTGATACACGAATCGGCGTTATCAAATGGCTATCGAGGAGATGCCTGGATAAAAGAGCGGTATGACTATCGTCAAGATTTTAGCGCGTTAGCGGAGATTGGTGCAGAGCGCCCCGAAGATGCTGTCATGGAGCCAATCATCGAACACGTAGCAGCTGATTGTGTATTCCCCGAAACTGTAAGCGGGAATGTTAAAAAGTTTAAAGCGGTAAATATCGCAACTGTTGAGTGGGTGGTAAGCGCTAAGACGGACACTCCGTACTTAAACGTCGAACGCCATTTACCAGGATACATTGTATATGAACGATATCGATTGCAAACATTTGAAGGCGGTATCGATAGCTCTTATGGTTATCCGGTACAACTATTTAAAATCATTGAACAAGTCGCTACTGGACGTGAAAATGACGTAGTTTCAACTGACGTTCCTAACTTGCTTGTACACCATATTCCGTACAAATCGGTTGATGACGATTGGCAAGGAAAAGGCACGCTCGAATCATTAGAATCAATTTTAATTGCGATTAATGATCGACTAGTATCTATCGACTACATCTTAATGAAGCATAGTGATCCGATTATGTACGGACCCGACCCATCAAGCGGAGGAAGCGTACGTGTCGGAGGTGGTGCGTATATTACAGTCGACAACGAGGATGCAAAGCCAGGCTATTTAACGTGGGACGGTAAGTTAGAGGGAGCATTTAAAGAACTCGAAACACTTATCGGAATGGCGTTCCAAATTGCAGAGACTCCGCAATGGTTATTCGGAACGGTACTCGGCGACCAAAACGCCGGAGGAACGGGTACTTCGCATACAGACGGAGCCGCTATTAAAGCGCGTTTTCTTCCGATTCTGTCAAAGGTGAAGAGAATTCGCGTACATTACGACCGTGCAATTAGGGACGCATTGTATAACTGTCAATTACTCGACATTGCCCACGGAGATAAATCGTTTGACCCCGTTTATCCTACGATTACTTGGCGCGATGGACTGCCTGTTAACGAGAAAGAGCAAGCGGAAATTATGGCCATACGTTTAGGAAATAAACCGACGCTAGACGTGTTAACTGCGATTAAGCGTACTGACGGACTTGACGATATGCAGGCGCAAGAAATTATCGACCGTATCGACGCCGACACAGAACGTGAAGTCGGTACGGTTGATTCTACGATATTTAACGCGGAGGCTTCCGAAGGGGCTGACGAATAATGCCCAATATTCCCGAAATAGACTTCACGCAGTCAACGGAGAATATCCGTAAGCAATTCGAAAAGGCGCTCAAGCAGATACAGAGCGCTTTGCGGTCGTTCTTATTAACGGAGGCGACTCGACAGGACTTGCTTGCTGCGGAGAAAGAAATAAAACGCATATTATCCGACACTGACAAATATATCGATGAATGGTCGTACGAAGCGGCGGAATCTTCCGTTGAAGAGGCGATTGTCGCGTCATTATTAATGTTAGGAATCGCAAGTACCGTAGAAGAGGCGCTAGAGCAAACGAAATTAACGCGGAAACAAACGGCTTTACTCGATTACGCGGTTGAGTCTTTGCAAGCGGACTTAAAAGCGGTAACTGCGAACCTGGAACGACAAACGCGGACGGTCATTCGCAAGTCTTATACGGATTCAATTAAACGCACTGCAACTACGACTTCGCAAAGTAAAACGGAAATCAACCGAGCAGCAAAACAAATGTTAGCTGACGCTGATATTGCGATTGTCGATAAGGCGGGTAGGCGCTGGAAAACGACGACTTATATCGATATGCTCGCAAATACACGATTGATGGACTCGTATCGAGAGGCAGTAGCAACGGATGGGATAACTCGTGGAAATGGCCACGCTTATATATCATTCAATCCGAAAACGACCGATCCATGTAAGGACCATCAGTATAAAATCGTAAAGCTAGCACCGGACATTGAATCGCCATATCCGTACTATCGCGATTTGAACCACATCTGGCATCCGAACTGCCGTCATTACCTAATACCGATTACAAGTTTCGATGATTTACCGGCTAGAGTTCGTGCTAAAAACGGACTTTAACCGACTGACCGAACGTTTACGTCGTTAAACTGCAACGGCTCGTAATAAATCTATGTGCGACGGCACTCAAACGGAGGTAATAACGATGATTAACGAATTTAAACTTTTATTAACGTTAGATATTCAATTCTTTGCGGAAGGTGACACAGAACCAACACATGCTAATCCGAATGAATCTACACCCGAACCACAAGCGGCTGAACCTACGCCAACTGAACCGCAAGAGAAGTTATTAACGCAAGCAGAGTTTGAAGAAGCGTTAAAGAAACGTTTAGAACGTGAGCGCAAGAAATTTGCTGACTATGACGACATCAAAACGAAGCTAACTACGTATGAGCAAGCGCAGAAAGAACGTCAAGAAGCGGAAATGACTGAACTTGAAAAGCTACAAGCGAAATTAGCGGAGAAGGAAACAAACGAGCAAACGCTAGCTCAGCAATTAGCAGAAGTTCAAAAGGCTGCGGAGAGAGAACGTATCCGTAACGAATTTATTAAGGTAGCTACAAGCGCAAACATCGCTTACATTGACGACGCTATCACACTCGCAGATTTATCCGCGGTAAATATCGACGAGGACGGTAAAGTTGTCGGGGTAGACGACGTTGTAAAAGCGCTTGTTGAAAATAAACCGTTCCTGGTGGCGCAAAAGAAACAAGCGCAGCCAATCGGAACAGCTACAAATGGTGGTCAACAATCGAATGATAAGCCTGCCGAGCAAATTTTAGAAGAACTACGCCAAAAGGCGCGTAAGAGCGGTCGCATTGAGGACCGAGTGGCTTACGACAAAGCACGAAAACAGTATGGGAAGTAGGACGGGCGATTACGCTTAGTCCTTTTTATATGCGCAAATTTAGCGCAAAAACAAAAACACATATAACGGAGGAATTTAAATTATGGCTATTAATTCAACTTTAATCGTAGGTAAACGCGAGGACGTAACGGAAAACTTATTACTTTTATCACCACAAGAAGCGCCAATGCTTGACCTTGTAGGATTTGGCGAGGCTACTACGCAAGACGAAATCGTATGGTACGAAGATGAAACTTACGCTACAAAAACGACAGCATAAGCGGAAGCATTAGCAGCAGCGACAACTTTAGCGGTTGCTGACGGGTCAATTTTCGAAGCTAATACGGTAGTAAAAGCTGGCGAAGAGTTATTAAAAGTTACGGCAGTAGACGGGAACAACTTAACGGTAGAGCGTGGATATGCGGGTACAACTGCAGCAACTATCGCTTCGGGCGCTAAAGTAGAGTTCCAATTCGTAGAAGGCGTTGAAGGGGCAAACGCTCGTCAAGCTCGCTTCAAAGCACGTACTCGTCACTCTAACGTTACTCAAATCTTCGACGGCACTATCACTATCACAGGTACGGCTGCAGCGGTATCTCAACACGGCATCGACGACTTATACGCTTACGAAAAAGCGAAGAAAGAGAAAGAATTAGCGCTTCAATTAGAAAAAGCGGTAATCAATGGCGTTAAATATACGTCTCCTAACGGCTTAGTTCGTCAAATGGGTGGTATCCGTCAATTCATCCAAACAAACGTATTAGACGGCGCAGCTGCTGACGTTAATACTGAAATTCTTAACGATGCTTTCCAAGCAATCGCAGAAGCTACGGGTCAAAACGTAGGTGCTGGCTACAAAATCGTAGTATCACCGAAACAAAAACGCGCTATCTCTCGTATGGATGCGGACAAAATTAACTTAACTCGTCAAGATAACGGACGTGGTCAAGTAGTTGACTACTTCGTAGGAGACTTCGGCGAATCAGAAATCGTAGTAAATCCGAACTTAGAAGCTGACGAAATCTTCATCGTTGATATCGATCGCGTTAAAATCCGTCCACTACAAACTCGTCAATTCTCTCACGAATATTTAGGCAAAACTGGCGATAACTTCACAGGATCTATCGTTGGTGAATACACGCTAGAGTTCCACGAAGAAAAAGCTCACGCTCGTATCAAAGGTCTTAAAAAGTAATTAGCGAAACGGGACGGTTCATTCCGTCCCTAACGCAATTCTAACGGACTAAATACGAAAGGAGCGTAATAAAATGGCGAAATTTACTTCGCGCTATCAAGCGTTAGGCTTTTACGTCAAAGGTGAATTGAAACGATTTAGCAACGGCCAATACGTAACTGACGATAAGGACGAAGTTGCCGTATTAAACGGTCTTGCTGACGTAACTAAGGTCTTAGACGAACCTAAGTCGGAACCAAAAGAAGAAACAAAAACGGAGGCAAAGCCGGCAACGAAGGCTCCAGCACGTAAAGCCTCCGCAAAATAATAGAGCCTAACGGCGATATAAGGAGGCATAACGGATGGAGTGGAACTTGGCGGAAGCTACGGAGTATATCCGTTTAAATGCGGTCGATAACGAGGACTTTCTTGCGAGTGATATCGTAAGTCAAACTCGCTTTTTAAATGTCGCTGAACGCACTTTAGCACGGAGTTTTAAAGGCGCAGTAATTCCGTTAGAGGCTACGTATTTATTCGCAGCAACTTTAAACGCAAATTACAACGATACGACGGTCATGGCACAACGAGGAATCGCCGGATTTAGCCTCGACGGCATTTCGTTTACGTTTAAGGATTGGGCGATGAAGGATTTATCGGAGTTTATATCGGATGAAGTATCGCACATGATTTACGAAGCGAATCCGGACTTAGACGGAGGCAATGGTCGAGTAAAGTGGGTGACGCTATAATGCCGTTAATACCACTGAAACAAAAAGCGTACGTCGAGAAATGGTCGGAAGGAAACGACGACGGTTGGGGTACGGGCGGATACGGGGAGCCTATCGAATATAACGTAAGAGCGAGCGAAACTATCGAAAAAGTAACGAATGAACTTGGCGAGGAAGTTGTCGCGAGCGTCAAACTGATATTCGATAAGCTACCGGATATCGGCTATAACGACCTAATCAGCTATACGAACGAAAACGGAGTAACGATCAAGCGCGAACCAATAACGATTAAGCCTACACGCTTAATCAACGGAAAGCCGACGCTAACGTCAATCTACTTATAAAGGAGGCGCCTATGGCGAACATAATCGGAGAAATAGATACTATTGGCGATTTACTGGCGGATGTAGGCGTCGACCACGTTTATAAGCAAGATTTGCCGAAGATTTACGTCAAGAATACGATAGGTATTCGATGGCAAGGCGAAAATGACGCAGAATTTACGCAAGCAGCATACGGAATCGACCGTATTTACCAGGTAATATATTTCGGTTCGTCCGAAGTCGATTGCTTAACGAAGATACAGAAAGTCCGGAAGGCTCTAAAGGCGGATACAAAAGTGAAATTACGAGGCATTGACGACTATATGACGTTGATGTCTTTTAATTTTGCGCCACCTTTTAAGACGGACACGGACGGAGTATATGCGGTGTCGGGCGTACTCATGGCGAAAGTCTACGAGGCACGACCACAGACGGAATACACGAAGATGGGCGATATTAACGCCACTATTAATAACGGAGGTAATGAATAATGGCAAATGGCGGAACATGGGATTCAACAGCACTGCCAGTACGTCCCGGATTATACATCAATTTTAGAGATGCGGCACTCGCTGCGATTGCTGGCGGAGGTACTGGAACGGTAGCATTGCCGGTATTTACTTACACTGGCGGAACAGCGGAGTCCGGTAAATTCTATACGGTTGAATCTGTATCAGACGGTATTGCATTAGTCGGCGAAGCAAATGCAACGCCAATCACACGCATCTTAGAAGGCGGAGCAAAAGAAGTATTAGTATACGCAGTACCGGCACTAGGGACGGATACAGAAACGGTCCAGTACGCAAATATGCGCGATGCTTTCTCGGTGCAGGACTTCAACGTATTCGTATATCCGACTGTAATTGCTGACGCAGAGCAGACGGCAACTAAAGCGTGGGTGGCGAATAGTCGTACGGAAGGCAAGCACTTCTTATACGTAGCCGGCGGAGACTCAACGGATGACGCAGACATCGAATTAGGAAACGCACGAAGCGTTATTTTAAAAGATGAGTATATCGTCAACTTAGTAACTGGCGTAGTTTTAGCGGACGGTACGGAAGTACAATCGGCAGATTATGCGCCATATATCGCAGGATTTATCGCAGGAACTCCGATTAATAAATCGATTACTTACGCAGAACTACCGCTTGCTGATGTAACGAAACGTTTGAAAAACAGCGAAGTTGAGGACGCATTAACTAGCGGTTCATTAGTAATCATCAAAGACGGAAACAAAGTCCGTATCGAGCAAGGTATCACAACGGATTCAGACGCAACAGTTCGCGGTAAAATCCGCAAAACACGCGCGAAACAAAAGGTAGCAACGGACATTCCAGCGGCAGCACGCGATAACTATATCGGTAAAATCGACAATAATCCGGCTGGGCAAGCATCTTTAATCGCGGCAATTAAAGCATATTTAGAGACGTTAGAGAACGATAACGTGCTAATGGACCCGGAAGTAGGATTGGACCCGTTACGTGCAAGCGTAGGCGATAGCGTATTCTTAGCGGTTGCTTATACGGAAGTAGACAGCATGGAGCGTATTTTCTTAACGATTACTGTTTAATTTGACGCTTAATTGACGCGAATAGCACAAAACTAACGGAGGTAGATATAAATGGCGATGAAATCGACAGAAGCATTGAGCGGTACGTTCGGTAAGCTATACGAAAATGGCGAATGGCTTATGAACGTATATGGCGTCGAGTTGGGCGGAGAAATCAACTATGAGGATGTTAGACGCTCCGGTACTCGCGCTAAAGGTAAAAAAGCGATGGATTACGATTTAACGGGAACAATTCAGTCGTACCACGTAAACAATAACTTTATTAAACGTATTGCACAAATTTTAGACGATAAGCAGAGCGCTTTCGTAACGGAACTAATCGTTGAAATCGACGACCCGGAAAACCCAGTAATGGGAGCGGAGAAAATCCGTGTGAAGAACGTACAATTTACTAATTTACCGATTCTTAGTTACGAACACGGCTCATTAGTCGAGCAAGAATTGCAGTTCGTTTACGAAGGATTCGAGTATATCGCAGTTTAAGTAACGCAAATATGACGCAAGGGCTTCGGCTCTTAGCGTCTTTTAATTCGAAAATAAACTCAAATAACGGAGGTTTTTATATATGGACGCATTACAAGCGCTATTAGGCGCAAAGCCAGTCGCGGAGATTACCGAGGAAATTATGGTTAAACGCTTAAACTCGCCATTTACGATTAAGGCGTTATCGGGCGATGACATCGATAGTATTCGCGAGCAAGCGACTAAAGTTGTTCCGGTCGGCAAGAAGAAAGAACTGCAAGTAGACGAAAAGGAAGTCGCTAGATTGCTCGTAGCAAAAGCGGTAGTAAAGCCGGACTTCAACGACGCTGCCCTAAAGAAACACTATGGAGCGGTAGACGCAAGTGAGTGTGTACAAAAGGCGCTATTAGCCGGTGAAATTGCGAAGTTACAAAGCGCAATCTTTGAGTTATCGGGATTCGGCGACGAGGACGAAGCGATCGAAGAAGTAAAAAACTAATTCTCGCGGGCGGTGAGGCGCTCTTACTGCACCGCATATTCCAGGAACACGACATCCCGCCGGACGAGGTTTATGCAAAAGATATACGCCATCGCCGCTTTATGTATGCTTCCGAAATGATCGCAATGGAAGCGGAAGAAGAGGAGCGCAAGCGTATGGAGAGTCAGCGGAAG